CGATGAGCAATGGGCGGAGCTAGACGCAGCCACCGATGAGGCGGGCTGGTATCTCGATCTAATGGACGAAAGGACGGGAACACGATGAACCGCGACGACTACGACGAAATGGTAAGCATCGCTGCCAACCTCGCTAGCGAGAACGGCGAGAACCCCGAGTACGATCGGGCGCTCGCGGAGTTTGGCGAGCGGGCCGAATGGTCCGGCTCACCTGACCCCGAGGATCCTGACAACTACTGGATTGACGACGAAACTGGCGAGCGCGTCAACGCGCACACTGGCGAGAGGACGGGAATCTGATGGCAGAGATTGAGCGCTATCTATTTGAGGATGCCGACGGCGTTGAGGTTGCCTGGTCGACCTACGATGCCACCGAGGCACGCGAGTATGCCAAGGAGCACGGCTACGCCATGATCGCGCACACCTACGAGTGGAGCGATAGCGAGCTTGTGGAGGACTACCGAACCGAAGTCACCCCACGCTGCGACCTGTGCGGCAAGCCGGAGGACCATGAGCCGGGCAGACTCTACGACTGGAACGGCGAAACAGGCAATCACCTGTCGTGCGAAACCGATCGCCTTGCCAAGCTGGAAACAGAGTTTGCGACTGCCGGTGGTCGAGGGCCAGAACTTGCCGACGAAATCGACAGCCTTCGTGGCGCCATCGCCACGGCCAGACTGGAGGAACTCCGCGCCGTAATCCGCGCCGAGGACATTAGCTACGGCGAGATTGCCGAGCTGCAAGACCTGGCCGAGCACATCGCACCCGATGATATTGAGTTGAGACAATGGGCGGGACTACCGGAGCCGCTTGCCACTGATATTCCATGCACCTGTAACCACCACGATAGGAAACCTATCGCCACGCTAGGTGCGCCATGAACCCCACCGACGCCTGGCTCGCTGGCCGACCGCACGCGACGCTCGCATCGTATCGCGCGACGCTGCGCGACTTCGCACGCGTCACCGGCACCGAAGCCGGCGACGCGACGCGCGACCAGGTTGCGGCCTACCGCGCGTCGATCACGGAGCAGGCGAACGGCACGCAAGCCACCAAGCTCGCCATCCTGTCCAGCCTGTACGAGTACATGGTGAAGGCGGGATGGCGGGACGATAACCCTATGTCCGTGGTCGCACACCGACCGAAGGTAGACAAAGAGGGGAGCGTCGAGTGGCTGACCATCGAGGAACAGCGCGCACTCATTGCATCCTGTGACGATCCCCGCGACCTGGCGTTGATCTGGACGCTGCTGCATGGGCTGCGACTGTCTGAGGTTGTGGGCCTGAACGTTGACGACTATGCCAACGGGAGCCTGCGATTCGTGGGGAAGGGGAGCAAGGCGAGGATCGTGCCGCTGGTGGCGCCAGCGCGCGAGGCGATCACCGCGTACATCGGGACGAGGCGAAGGGGACCGCTGTTCCTCGGGACGAAGGGGCGCATCGGGCGACGATCGGTACAGCGGTACGTGCAGCGCCTCGCCGGCACGCACCCGCACGCGCTGCGACATAGCGCAGCGACGCGACTCGTCACGTCGGGCATGGGCCTGCCGCAACTACAGCGATACCTCGGGCACGCTGCCTTGTCTTCGACGCAGCTGTACACACACATCCAGGCCGAGGACGTGGCCGACGAAATCGAGAACAAGGATCCACTGAACGAAAGGAAGCCGCTTGTCGTGATTGAGGGCGGCATGGAGGACGTGGGATGAGCATAACCGGATGCCGCATCTGCGGCAGGGACAACTACGACTCGACGGTCAACCACGATGAAGTGTAACCGGATCATTGAGGTCGCCAGCGAGCCGCACCTCAGACCGTTCCATGTGTCCAACGAGGAATGGGACCAGCATCGCATCGCGTATGCCCGAAAGGTGATCGAGGGCGAGAAGGAGGACGTGGGATGAATGGTGAGTGGGGCATCGTTGTAGATGCCAACGACAACTACGCAGGAAGCTCGCTGTACGGCTCGATTGTCCAGGCCGACCCCACTAGACCGGGCAAGTTCATGGGACCAGCAGGGTGGGCCGGAATCCGCATGGCAGGCGTACTCACCGATGGCCTGACCTTTCGTGCGCCGAAGAACGCCAAGGAACGGAAGGCTGTAGAACAGACGCGAGCCTCATCGGAGGCTGCCGCAAGACTTGGTAGCGGGCACCTTGACGCGCAGTACGCAGCAAGGAGGTTGGGATGACGATGCACGTAAGCGACGTTCGTGATCGACTAGCTCGGATTGAGCACGAGTCTGGCGACCCAGAGTCTGCCCATGGCGCGCAAGACGACCTGTTCCGTGAGGTCTTGGCAGCGATCGCCAGCGGGGACATAGACCTACCCACCTGCCGCGCGATCGCAAACGAAGCGCTCAAGGTAGATGAGATCAAGTTTTCGCGGTGGTACGCCTGATGACCAAGCGAATGAATGAGTCTGAGCGCTCACAGCTGAGGCGGTACGAAGACAACACCCAGTACCTTCGACTCTATGATGCCGCCGTTGTTGTCTCAGAGACTCCAACAGACGAGGACGCGCTCGACATGCTACGGGATGCCCTGCGTGAACATGCCCAGCGTGCCACCACGGCCCGCGAAAGCGTGCGCTACTACGAAGATAACGAGGCACGCACCAAGCGAGAGGCTGACGCCCGCCAGGAAAAGGTTGCGGCACTCATCGCCAATGACATACCCGTACCTGCTGCTGAGAACCGCCGATGCCAAACCCATATCTTCAGCAATGAGCGATGGGACGGTACGGGGCATCAGTGTTCGCTCCGAGCCAAGGTACGACGAGGCGATTTCTACCTCTGTGCTCGCCATCAGAAGGCTCTTGACGCACGGCGCTATGAGCCACACGACAAGTGGCATGGCACGCGAGCGGACTTCCTACCATGAGCCTCGCATCCTACATCGGCCAGCGCGACGCCCTCGCACCGCTGACGGCGGCTCTCGCCGCCGTGCGCGCGAACGGCAGGCCGCTGCCGCACTCGCTGTTTCTCGGAAGGCCGGGCACTGGCAAGACAACGCTGGCGCGCACGATCGCGGACGAGCTCGGAGTCCCTTGCGTTGTCGTCAACTGCGCCAGCGTTGCGGATCGCACGCGACTCGCTGACGCTGCGATCGAGGCGCAAGGCGGAATCTTGGCGCTCGATGAAATCCACGCGCTCGATCGGAAGGCAGCCGAATCCCTATTCACCCTGCTGGACGAAGGCAAGGTCACAACCTGGCTGCCGCAGATGCGGGAGGACTTCGCGCCGGTATGGATCGACACGCGGGACCAAATGCCCGCGCAGATGCACGACCTGTTCTACGGGCCGGGACTGTACGAAGTACCTGTCACCGTTGCGACGACCAAACTGGCAGAGGCCACCATCGACGTAGCCGATGTTGTCGTGATCGGATGCACGACCGATGAGGCACTCATGCCGCCGGCCCTCCTATCGCGCCTGTCGCGCCTTGTCGTGCGCCTGCGGGACTACACCGAGGTCGAGCTAGCCACCATCGCCACGTTGTACGCCGAGGATGAGCTAGGTTGCAGCATCGAGGGCGAGGCGGCCATCGTCATTGCGCAGCACTCACGGCGCTCACCGCGTCGAGTCAAGCAACTGACCGAACGGGCCAGCGACTACGCCATCGTACGGGACGGACGGATCAGTGTCGCAGACGCGCACTCAGCGCTGTCGGCGGCAGGGATCGGCGCCCTCGGGCTAGAGGCACCGCACCGCGAGCTACTAGGGATCCTCGCGGAGTCTGGCGGGCTGTCGAGGACGAGCCTTGCTCAGAGGCTGGCACTGCCACCGCGCAACGTGACGATGATCTGGAGTGATCTGGCAGCCGAAGGGCTAGTGCAGATCGACACCCGCCACCGGATCACTGAAGCAGGAATGAGGGTACTGGGATGAACCAGCGGTGGCCCTTGGCCCAACAGACGATTCGTAGCAGCGCTTTCATGGTGCCCTCCAGATCATCATACGACTGGTTGGAAGGATTCCATGGCCTAGAGCCCCACGAGCCACGCTGCCTACGATGCAATGCCGAGGCAGCAACAGCCATAGACCGAGACGCGGCTCTATATGCACACACAATCGCAGTCGACGCCATGTTGGAGGCGAGGGGGGAATGAGACGGAAAGACGGACGACCCATCAGCAACGACGACACACTTGAGCGTCTAGTCAACCTGCTTCACTCGCACCTTGGATTCCACTTCCACTTCTGGTGTGAGCCACAATGCGTCAGGATCGCCAAAGCGATCCATCGGAGCATGGAATGACACATGTAACCGTCGAAACGCTGGCGCAGGCTCTCTACGAGACGATGCGGGACACATATCGCCAAGAACACCGCAGACCGCCGCCTTGGGATGTTCTTGTTCGATCACCCGCAACAGTCTGGAATCCGCCCGGACGAGGCAACTTCACGACATATGCATCGCTGCTCGACTCATACCGCGACCATGCGCAGCGAGTGATAGCGAAGCTGCCGGCTGAATACTAGACAGCGATCAGACTAGGCGCTCGCTCCCGCAGCGCGTCAACGTGCGTCACGACAAGCACCGTGGCATACCGCTTGGCTAGCCGCTCGATCACGCCCCACGCTAGCGCCTGGCGCTCACCGTCGAGGGCATCGAAGACTTCGTCAAGGATGAGGAAGTCAAACCCTCCCCGAAGCTCGGCTATCGCCAGCCTGAGACTCAACGCGAACACGGACTGCGCCCCGCCCGACAGTGACGCGAAGGACCGCAGCGCGCCAGTCTCAGTGACGTATTGGATCTCGTACGAGTCCGACAACCGCAGCTGCGAATGCTTGCCATCGGTCAACTCGTCTACCAGCGCGGACGCACGCGCCTCCAACGTCGGGATGATGCTGGCGACCAGGCTGTCCCGCATGGCGCCCATCTCGCTCGCGGTCGAATCGAGCGTCAGCGCCTCGCGCTCGATCGCGTTCGCTTCGTCGCGCTTACCTGCTGCCGCGGCCAACTGGGCCTGCACCTGCTCCCGCAGGGCGCTGTGCGTGCGCACATCGCCGCGAAGCGTTGCGATTCGCTCGCGCAGACCTGCGATCTCGTCGGCCTTGGCCGATAGCGCTTGATCTAGGTCGAACGCCTGTTCGGCGTCGTATACCGGCTCCAGCTTGTTGTGAGCCTCAATCTGCATCTCGCAATGGGCTAGCACCTTGGCCTGCGCGTCGATCTCTTGCTGGGCCTGCTCGTTAGCCTCACGTCGTTGCTTTAGCAGGGCAACCGATTGCTCCCACTGTTGCTGTGCGCGTTCGTTCTTCCTCTGGATCTCATCGGCGCGCCGCTTCTGCTCGATGTGGTCAGCCCGCCTCTGATCGTGTTGCAGCATCTCCTGCGATAGAACAGGGATGCTGGCCTGCAACTCCTCGATGCGCTTGTCTAGTCGCTGCTGATGCTCGCGGGCCTCGTCGGCATTGTCAAAAGCACGTCCGCAGGTCGGACAGGTGTCCGTAACCGACGCCCGCTCCTCCATCAAGGCAGCAAGGTCGCGCTGCGCGGTCATGAGCGCGGCGCGCGTGGCGTTGCGAGCGTCCTCGTCGGCGTAATCAAGTGCCACCTCGGGCACAGGCTCAGGGACCGGCGCCTCGTGGTCGGTGGGCACAACCTGGATGCGATTGCGCGAGGACGAAATCAGGGCCTCTGCTGTCCGACGCTGGGACTGCAACTCAGCAAGACTGGCTTCCCATGCCGTATACCTGTCCCGCGTATGCATCAGGCCGTCCCATTGATCGTTGAGCACGCGGAGTTCGCCCTCAGCCAAGACCAAATGCCCCTCAGCCTGTACCAATTCGGCCTCAGCATTCGTCAGCGCCTGATCGTGCTGGTACTCAGCCTCCTTCAGCGCCTCGACGTCAGGCAAACCTGCCCGCACAACCTCTAGCCGCTGACGCTTCTCATTGCGCTGCTTGCGAATCGCCTTGACGGCTGCATCTGCTTGGTCGATGCCGACGAACCGAAGCATGGCTGCCACGCGATCACGAGGATCCTTGGAGGCTAAAGCATCGAGCTCCTTCTGGCGTGCGAAGACGCTCAGAGTAAATCCGGCAGCATCGACACCAAGCAACCTGGTAACTGCTTCCGTGACCGGCGCTGCGCCGATGGCGTGCTGCTCGGGCCGGTCATCGTCGGGACCGAGGCGATACATTTCTGAGTGCGTACGCCCGTCCCGTTTGAGTGCGCGACGCACGCGCCAGGTGGCACCGCTATGCGTGAACCAAACCTCGGCAGCACACTCCTTCGCGTGGTCGTTGATGAGGTCGGCGGCGAGGACGTTATCTGGCATCGCGCGTGGCCCGTACAGCGCGAAGGCGATGGCGAGTAGCCGCGACGTCTTGCCTACTTCATTCGCGCCCACCAGAACGCTGACGCCCTCGGGGAACTCGTGCGTGACCGTGCCGCGCACCGCCCTGAAGTCACTGACGATCAGCTGCTGGATCACGCTGCCGCCTCGACGCGAGCGAGTCGTATCGTCTGCGTCGGCACGCCGCTGCGCGCCGCGCGCCGCAGCGTGTCGCGCGTCCCGTTCGACTTGCCATCACCGATGATCGCCACGACCAAATCGGCAGCGTCTACGATCTGCTGGTTGCGCTCCGACGCGGCGATCGCGAACGCCTGACGTCCCTGAGCCTTCGGCCAAGGACGAAACACCTGCGTTGGGATACCGCGTGCCTCGGCGATCTCCGCAGCGGCGCGATCGACGCCTCGGGCTCCGCCGGAGATGACCTTTCTGGGACGATAGGTGAGTAGTACGTCACGGATGGTGGCATTGAGGCGAGGATGTCCTTCCAACATGCGGGAACCGACGATTGCGAGGGCGGGTGCGTTGGGCGGGGGAGGCTCGAACATCGGGTCCATTCTACCGCAGTAGACGTACAGTAGTCACGATGCTCAGATTCTCAGGCAGGGACGAGTTCGACAGGTTGTGGCGAGAGGGGAGTTATTCTGAACCGTTGTCGTGGAGCAACGCGCTAGAATGACGCCACGATGCGCGTGGCGTTCTACGGCAGGCTATCAGATGACAAGGACGGCTCATCGACTGGCATCGACCGCCAGCGATATGAGGCCAATGCCCTATGCGAAGCAAAGGGCTGGCGCATCGTGGTCGAGTACGTCGACTCCGACCTGTCTGCCTTTCAGCGTCACGTTAAGCGTCCACAGTTCGAACAGATGTTGCTGGACGCAGGCAACGGCGACTTCGACCTCATCCTCACCTGGAAGCTGGACCGGCTGGTTCGACGCATCGCTGAGTTCGGACGAATCTGGTCGATCCTCGATGACGCCAAAGTTGGTCTAGCCTCAGTCAAAGACTCCTTCGATACCTCGACCACCGTGGGGCTCATCATCGTCAACGTGCTGGTGGGCATCGCGCAGATGGAGTCAGAGAACATCAGCATTCGCGAAAAGGCGAAGCACGCCGAGTTGATTCGTCAGGGTCGAGCCTTCGAGGGTGGGAAGCGAGGGTTCGGCCACACAATGGGCAGGCGTGATGTGGTGCCGGAGGAGGCCCAGCTGATTCGCGAGGCCGCCGAAGCAATTGTTGGTGGCGTGACCCTGCATAGCATCGAGCGCGACTGGCAGAAGCGCGGCGTCGTATCGCCAGCAGGCAAGCCTTGGCGACGAGGGCACCTGCGCCGCATGTTCCTATCACCGAGGCTCATCGGGCGCCGGACCGAGGATGGACCCCAAGGCGAAACCGCACCGATCCTCGACGAGGACGTTTGGCGTGCGGTCAGCGGGATCCTCACTGCGCCAGGACGATTCCGAAGTGGCTACGCGGGCAGACGATGGCTGCTCAGCGGATTCCTGTTGTGTGGCAAGTGCAATACCAAGCTGAGGAGCAAGTACCGCGAACAACGCAAGGACGGTCGGTATGGGCGTCGTTACGCCTGCGATGCGTGCTACAGCGTGCTGATTACGGCAGAGCCGATGGAGGATGCGCTGGTGGATACCATCCTCAACTTGCTCGACCACAGCGACATCCCGCAGATCGTTCCAGCCGACAACTCCATGGCATCCCTTCGGGCCGACGAGGCGGCGCTGATCGAGCTCACCCGTTCACGCTATGTGGATCGCATCATCACCGACGCCGAGTTCCTGCCCGCCAGACAAGCACTCACCGAGCGCATCGCATCAGCGCAACGAAAGATGGCACCGACTCCTGCGGTGATGATGAAAGGGAAGGCGCACGCAGTCTGGGAGAGTGCCGACCTGGATCAACGACGTTCGATCGTGTCAGCGGTCATTGACCACATCGTGGTCCTGCCCGCTAAGCGGCGGGGCGTTCCCTTTGACCCTGAACGGTTGCAGATTCACTGGCGTGCTTGAGCAAGACCGCGAGACGCTGCAAGGCGTTGATAGCAGAAATGCTATCAGGCGGTAGCCCCTGAGCCACGCGCGAGGCAGCGAACACCTGACGAGTGTTAGGGGTCATATGCGAACTCGTACAGAGGTCGAGGCCGACGACGGAAGTTGCGGTTCCGGTAGGTGGCGATGCGCTTGTAGTAGGCGCGCTGCTCCTTGCCAACATGCACGGTGAGCCAGTCCAGACCCTCGCGCAGACGAAGGGCATTGAGGAACAACCTGCCAGTGCGTCCATTGCCGTCAACGAAGGGATGGATGCACTCGAAACGGTCATGCATGAGCCACGCCCACCGATGGGCAGGACGCTCGCCCGGTCCTTCCTCGACCAGCGCGAACAGCCTCTCCATCTCGCGCTGTAGCAGGACGGGTGCGACAGCCTCCTCACCACCGATCCAGACGGGGATGTCCCTGTAGGCACCCACGTACTTGGGTTCGAGGAGGCCCTTCATCAGAATAGAGTGAATCTGGTCTGGCCTCCACAGCCCACCATCCCTGACCTCTGTGGCAGCCCACAGGTGCTGGTCATAGATGGGGTGGCCCACGTCGTATCCATCGGCAGGGAAGTAGCCTTCGATGCCGTTGGATTCGATGACGTAGGCGGAGAGGTCAGTCATTCATCAACTCAATCAGGTGCTTCGCCATCGACTGACACAGGCACGCGTACTCGTCGGTCAACGCGACTTCGTTGTACTCAACCTCCACGAAGACGTTCTCACCACTGAGGCCATCGGGTGCATAGCGTGGCTCGACATACCCACAGGCTGGACCCCAAGGGCCGCCAACCTTCTTAGCTGCGTGGATGGCGCGCCCGAGCCTGTTCACGTCACCACCGCGGTATTCGAGAACAACATCCTCTAGGCAACAGGGCTGCGTCCCCTCGCCGGAGTGCCAATGCACTCGGCCATGCAGGCGCTTACGCACAGAGTTAGAACGGAAGGTCATCAATGTCTAGATCGTCGGCTGCCTCTCGCACGGCGGCAGGAGCGCTGGTTTCCGCGTCATCACGCGCGCGACGCTCCAGCAGGACGAACTTGTTGACCCGCCGCATGTCCACCGAGACTCCTTGCGTGCCATCCTGGCGGTCGAAGCTGCGAAGACGAATCGGTCCTTCGATGTAGACGAGATCACCCTTGCGGGCCTTCTCTGCGACACGCTCAGCCTGATCCTCCCAGAGGGAAGCACTGACCCAGAGCGTGTTGTCCTGCCACTCCTGCGTCTGCTTGTTGAAGACCGGATCATTGGCTGGCACGCTCAGCCTGACGACTGCTTTGCCTTCGGGTGTGAACCGCAACGCTGGATCCTGTCCGAGGTTGCCGATTGCGGTGAACTTGTTCAACGATGCCAAAGTGTTTCCTTCCTTACTGCCAATACGTATCGTTACGCCGCGACGCCCGCGACCGATAGCGCGTCGATCCCGATGCGCTCCACGTCGCCGCGCTCGACGCGGGACGGGAGCGATGCGCTCGCAACGTGGCGCTTCCACGAATCGGCGAGCGAGAACGATTCGATTGCGATGGGCTCGTCGGTCGTGTCTTCGCTGACGCGACGAATCGACAAGTCGAGCGCTGGCGCAGCGATGCGGCGCAGCTCGTTGAGGTCGAGAGCGGCGTACTCCTCGGGAGTGCCGTGGATGGTGAGGCGCACGATGGGTTGGTCGGTGCGATGCGCGATCTCGTCGCGTACGTAGTCGATCGCGTGCGACGCTTGCGCTTCGAGGTCGATCCAGTCGCGAACGGGGTGGTCGATGAAGGTGAGGCCGCCGTTATCCGTGTCATACACGGCCACACCCGTCGGATTGGCCCACTCGCCCCAGGCTTTGCGTTCGGTGGCACCGATGTAGACGGGGCCATCCCATCCAGTACTGGCGAGCGGCACGCTGCCGGGGATCAGGCGCACGTTGATCGAGCGCTGATGAAAATGGCCTAGCAGAGTCGTAACATCAGGTAGTTCGCTGCGCCTAATGTCATGCCCATCTGGAAGCACATCGTCAGTGGCCCAGTGTCCACCGATCCACTGTGGGTTGTACTCGTCTACCAACGCCAACCCAGCCTTGATCTCGTCGCTGTTGCCATAGGGGACCAAGAGGGCACCGAGTTCGTCTACATAAGTAGGCTTCAGGTAACCCTGAAACCGAGGACAATAGGCTTCGAGCAGTGTGTAGAGCGGAATGTCCCCTGACACTCTGACGAGCGTATGGTTCCCGCCCACTGCGTAGTAGGGAAGGCCAGCAGCATTGATGGTCTGGATTAGACAGTGAAGGGCACGCTTCTTGGGATGCGGAACGTCAGCGTCGTCGCCAAGCGACACGATCGCGTCCACGTCGGCGTTCAGCAGGTTCTCGACAGCAGTGATGTACGCCTGATACAGATCGGCCTCGCGGGTGTTGGTGCCGCTCGCGTTGACCTTGCTGTACCGACTGAATCCGAGATGAGGGTCTGAAAGAATCCCGACCCTCATGAGATAGCTCCGTAAATCAGGCCATAGCCAGTAGCAGCACGATGAACCGTTGTCGTGCTGACACCATATCTATCCGCAAGGCTGTCTAGCGTCTCGCCGTGGGCACGACGAACACGAATGTCGACCACTTGCTCATCACTAAGGCGAGCGTGACCTCTCGCACTACGTTCCACCGTGTCCTGAACCGTCTTGGTCCCATGACGACTACCGCGCGGGCGGCGCTCTGGGTGAAGCCATGCACCATGCCGACCCTGTGAATCACGATCGCGCATGTTCTGAACTTGATCGCCCTGATAAAGATGGTCGGGACGTACACACAACCCAATATCGCAACGATGGAGAATCAGCTGCTCAATAGAGCCATGAGTAAGGAACCATGCAAAGCGATGCGCTTGCCAACACTTTCCCTGCTGCCAGACACTTCCGTATCTTCCCCCGCTACCAGCCGCGCCGGTCCATAGCCAACAATTTCCCAACTCAGGCTTATGCGCTGGAGGTGGTCCGTTCTTGTCTACGCGATCCCAGAACGGAATCGGACGCCGACCATCGCGCTTGCTCATGCAGGCCCCCATCCCCACTGGCAGGGTTCGCAGGGATAGTCAGGGTCGATAGGCATGTCGTGCTTCGGGCACCACGTCCCGCGCCACAACCGCCAGCGACGCTCTGCCGCATCGAGGCCGGTGAGAACGCGACCACCGATACGTGTGCTGTAGAACCATTCCGAAAAGCGCCAACGGAGCGGCAGCACTTCCTCCATATCGTACGGGCACGCATAGCCAGGTTCGCCGGGCTCGTCGTATGACCGACCGAGGTCATGCATGTACTCGGGGTAGTGCCACCCGAAGTAGCAGCGGGGATGATCACGAAACTCGCGCCACACATACTGCAACTCGCTGCCCTCGTAGGGATAGCGGCGCAGCAGGATGTTCTTGGCATCGTCTAGGTAGTCGCGCAGGTACATCACAGGTGGCGCAATTCCGGTCCCAGATGCCCGCCGCATACCAGGCACACCTTCTTGCCGAAGGCGGACTCACGGACCTGCTGCGCCAATGCAACGCGACGAGCATCTTCATCAAGACTGAATCCGGGCACCGCGTCGATCTTGCGACGCGCCTCCTCTATCTGGGCAGTGATCTCTGCGACACGCTGTTCACGCCAATCAGGCTGGGTCGCGATAACCGAATGCTGCTCTGGGTAGCCGACGACGCTGAGGTTGGAGCCCGTGGGGATGGTGGTCATGACACCAACGCTTTCATGCTGACTGGGAATCGCTCTAGTGCCAGTTGATCCACTGCTCGCGCGTATTCCTGAATCTCGTACTGCGCATCCTCGGCGAGTCGCTGATTCAGGAAGTGGGCAACGGTCTGCAACGATGCTGTCCAGCGCCAGCGCACATACATGGCATAGGCGGGAAGGAACAGGCGGGCTTGCTCGGGCGCGAAGCCTTGCGCCAAAGCCTCCTCGTATAGGTAGAGCGCATCATTGACCGCGAGGCGGAGTTGTCCCGTGAAGAAGTCCCCGTACTGGGCGCTCACGGCATCACCGCTGCCTTGCTTCCTGTTCTCAGGAGCCTTGCGCCACTCGGTGGGGATATAGAACTCAGGCTTCTCAGTCACATAACGACGAGAGGACTCATTCCACGAATCCATAGTGTGATCGCTGCCGACGGCGTACTTCCACCACTGGCGGGCCACCATCAGGGGTGCGTAGACCTCGAAGGTGAGCGTGGCGTGACGGAAGGGGCTGGTGTGCCCATGCTTGGCGAGATAGCGGATGAGCTTGGCATCGGCCTCGTTGAGCTCACCGGACTCGCGGTCGAACGACACTCGCGCTGCGTTGACCACGGACAGGTCAGAACCCATCGCGTCAACGAGGCGAACGTAGCCATGGTCAAGGCAGTCGATCCGATCCATCACTATGCGTGAGTGTACTACGCGTCTAGGCTAGTAGTCACGACCGGCGTCCGAAGCAATCACAGCAGATGCCTTCATGCTCAGGGATATGCTCGATGCGAGAAACATCGCAAGCGCAGTGCTCGCAAGTCACAGGATCGACAACTCCGCCCAGCCACGCTCGTTGTCTGGCGTGACGAGGAAACTCAGGGTGCCAGGGATCGTCGGGGTGCCCTTGCGCTCCTCAAACCACTGGCTACGCCAGTCGCAGGATGGACATTGCCACCATGCGCGAGGACCATTCTGTTTGGCTGCGAAGTGGTGCCGGTGGGCAGTCACAAGGAAGTCAGCGTCACCGATCGCTCGACGGCCATGCTGCTGGCCCTTCCACCAGTCCTCGGCAGCCTTCTCCGCCGTCACGCCTGACATCTGGTGTCCATGCGCGAGGCCAACGATGCGTCCCGCTGATTCCAGCGTCAGGGTCAATTCAGTACGCGGGATGACGAACTTGACGTGACCGTAGGCATCAGGGTTCTCAGCGAGGATGTCCTGCACATGCTCGAACACCTCCGTGTCCATGTTGTCGCCGAAGTCGGTCACGGCGGCGCCATCAGAGCGCTCCTCACCATGGTTGCCAGGAACGGCGGGGACGACGATGTGCTCGGCCAACGGGGCAGCAGCCTGAATGATCTTCAGGATGAGCCGACGGGCCACCTTGCGTTGCTCGCGATGGTTGAGCTCGGTGGTGTACTGCTGCATCGGGTACGAGCCATAACAGCGCTCAGCGATATCCCCCATACCAGGCAGATAGATGGTGCCGATGGAGTAGCCGATCTTGCGGAGGTCGCCAACGCGATGGCGAATCTGGTCTGGCAATTGCAGCAGCCGCGGAACCGTGTACTCAGCAGTGCCCTCCTTGCCAAGTTGCCAGTCAGAAAGGAACGCCCACCAGTCGTTGGTTCCCGATGGCGCAGCCTTCTTTGCGGGTCGATGCTTGCGAATCGCATCAACTAGCTGATCAATATCGGTCCCATCACCCAGATTGATCCGCGTGTGGACCTTGATCTTCCAGTAGAACATGCGGCGAACGTCGCCCATGCCCACGGCAGCATCCCACGCACGAAACTCGACGGGTTCCTCGACCGAATACTTCTCGGGATCCAGCCCGAAGACGGCGAGCACGTCATCCCAGTGAGGCTCAACTGGCGTCTCCGTCGCCACGGTGACGGTGCCGTCGCGTCCAATCATGTGGGCGCCTGGCTCAAAGCCCTTCGGATGCTGTGGCGCAGCGCGACGCGCTGGCGTTGGCTCAGTCGTGTTGAGGACGCTCTGTAATGCTTCCCCGAGATTCCCCGCCACTATGCAGCCACCTTCCGGTAGCAGCGGCACTGCCGACTGCGATGCTCATTGATGGTGGTGGGAGAGACTTCTCTCTTGTACTGGGCGAGTGCAGTCGAGAGGCTGCGCCCGCTAAACAAGTAGCGGTCATTCACCTTCGCGCTGAGGGCGTGCGAGAGATCGTCGGCATCCTCGGGTTCAAGGTCTTCAAGAATCGCCTGCAACTTGCAGCGTCCTTGTGGCTCAGCTGGTGGAACGGCGTAGATGGTGTCGAGCAGTCTGCCCATCAGCGTGGCCCTGTCCCATCGACAATTGCCTTCGCCAGGTTGAATGACTCGATGACCTTCTGCTTCTGCATCAAGACGTACACGATCATCTGGAACAACTCATCCTCCGAGATGACGACGGGCTCAAAGCCGCTGGCGCGTCGCAACTTGAATCCCCACTGATCGGCATCAGGCCCAGCGTCTTGCACGACAGAACCATCGAGGGGTTCCCAGACGTAGGTCACTGGGCGTCCCCATGCTGCTTCCGTACACTTGACGCCCACATGCGTCTGTCTGCGAGACGGCGCGTTAGTGCGTCGAGCTCGTTGCGAACGAAGCGAAACCCTGCGAGCGCACCCTCGTACTCTGCATTGCGCTCGTCCACAGTGATCGGCTTGCCGTTGTCGCCCATGCGCGGCTTCGGGTAGCGCTCGCTTTTGGCGCGCTGAAGGTAGAACTCTGCCTTGACTGCAAGCGATGCCACACGAGGCAACCACCCATCAATCATCTGGGTCACTTCGCGATCCAGCTCGACCGGATCGTCAGGCAACGGACGGAAGGCAGCCTCATAGACGGGCTGCAACTCGTGGTTGACCTGGTAGGCCCACGTCACCCACTCCTTCTCTAGAGGATCGTCGGGGTTTTCGAGCAGGTTCGGCCACTCGTACAGATCGTTGCTCACGAGAACTCGAACGCCCACACATCCTGATCAACGGCGCTGTCGCAGGAGCCGAAACAGTCCTCGTCACATCCGCAACAGGACACCACCGTCGCGGTGACTTCATCGAGGGTGAGCATCTGGTCGGCATCAGTGATGTCGCTGAGGATGCTGTCGCGCCAGAAATTGTAGGCGGATTCCTTGGATGGGCAGTCCACACGCGAGATGTAGACCGCGCCATCCTCGTTGATCCAGTAGCGCGGCGTCACTGGCGCCAGGAGGTCGGCGAGTCTCATCGGTACAGCGCAGCGATCGCGTCGCCGCCCTCGATCACGACGCCCTCGCCCTTGCTCTGGGACAGCGCGTACTTGAAGGCGCGTCGATCCGGTCGCCCTTCGTACAGGCGGCGCGTGCGCACGCCATCGCGCAGCTCGTCCACGACGACCGCACTCGCTGCGTACACGAGCGAATCGCTCGTCAACGCTTCGTAGCGTGGCGCGATGATCGCGACGCTCGCGAACGGTTCGTATTCGAGCGCCTGCGCATCGGTGGTCGGTTCAGAGTTATCCACATCGGGAGTATACTCTGTGGCTAGGCCAGTAGTCACGGCTGGGTCAGAAATAGGATCAGTTGTCGTGTCGGGGGACGATTCCTGTACCACTTCCTGACCACCAAAGTGGGCCGGTGGATTTTCGGTTCTTCCAGCGGCGCGGAATTTCGGCTTACGCGGCACGGTCTTCCAATGCCTCCTCTAGCTGTGCTTGCAGATTGATGATGGTGCTCTCGTATTCCTTGAGCTTCTCTACGAACCAGGACATGCGGATGAAGCACCACTCCTCGCTGTCGCCTTTCATGTGGAGGATGCCCACAGGATCCCGACCGAGCACCTTGGCTTCGGCGTCGAGCTTGTAGAGCACGGCAGCAGGGACTGTGATGGTCTTCTCGCCCTTGGCGTTCACCTTGTCCCATGACTTCACTTCGGCAGCCAACTTCAGCCTGCCAATGTCGATGAGCAGATCGGCCAGCAACATCGGGTCAGTCTTTCCAAAGGCTCCGCTGCCAACCTGGCGCTTCACCTTCACGAGCGGGGGATCGTTGTACTTCTCGACCACGCGGGCCTCGAACCTTCTTCCCGCCTCTTTCGGCTTCTTGCCGCCGCGAGCAAGCCCACCAGCCTTGGACTTCTTCGGTGTCTTTGATGGCTTCGGCACGGGGTTGAAGTAGGTCATACCACCACCAACCCAGTGTCGACGCGGTTGAACACCTGCGCCTCAACCTCATCCCACAGGGGCAGGGAGCGAACGAATTTCCAGCCCTTGGCACCGGCGACAAGGTTTGCGACAGTGAACAAGGTGTATCTGTTGTGATCTGCGAGGTTGGTCAGCCCCTCAGACTCCATCATTCTCAGCTTCCTTAGATAGTCCTCGAACACCTCTGCCAGCGTGCGCGTGTGTATGTACTGACCGAGCGGCCATATCCCCGGCATGAGGTTCTCGTGGCTGGCAGCTGAGTGGTGACGTGCCTCCCAGCCACCCTCAGTGCGGAACAGGCGAACGTGAGCGGGGTGTTCCACATACTTGACCCCCTCGATCCACTCCTCGCAGCGAATCATCGTGCCCGAGTAGCCACCCTTCTCCATCTGGCGGATGGCGTCAGGGATGCTGCGGAGGAGGGCTGCGTCCATCGTCTCGTCGCCGCTGATCACGAATGTCCAAGGCGTCTCAACGTGGCTGAGAGCAAGCGGCATCGAGAAGTCACCGCCACCACGCCACTCATCCTCGACCACCTTATGGTCGGGGCCGGTCAGGACACGACGAGCAATGTCAAGCGTCTCATCAGGTGACTCCTGCACCACAACCACGATGTTCTGGAAGTGGGCAGCGAGCAGATCAAGCAGCGCCTCAATGCGATGCCCCTCCTTCCACACGACGCTCACGGCGGTGCAGTTGGTGATCATGCCGGCACCCTGAAGACAGTGGGCTCTCTCACGACACGCAAGCGCTGCTTAGGCATGTCCGCATCGAGCTTCAGCGCTGCCCCAGCAACACGCATCAGATCGGGGTAGCCAAGAGGCTGTCGTCCCTCGCGCATGGCGTTCTGAATGCGCATCTCATCGAAGGTGTCTGGGTGGATGACAAGCTTCCAGACGGTAGATGGCACCCATTGGTATCGAGCCTGGTTGCACAGTTTGAGGGCAACAGAGAGGAAGTCGTCTAGGTTGTCGATAAGGCGCTCCGACTCAAAGGCGTGAATGTCCACGACCACCATCGGCGGCGCCTGGATGTAGACCTTCGGCAGGTAACGCCGAATGAACTCGGGCAGCCTCATGCCCAGTCCTCGTACTTCCCGTCGACGGGGCGCGAGTAGAAGCGGATCCCGTAGCGACGCAACTGATCTTGGAGGCGCGCCGATGTGAGGGTGGCGGGGCCTGTGATGCTCTTGGTGTGAATGTTAAAGAACGTTCCCAAGCCAACGGACAACGACCCGTTCTCGTACTTGAAGATGCCCTCATCCACATCGTCTGGGTAGTCGTCACCAAACTGCTCCCAGAAGTTGTCGAGTGCATCGCCAGTGAGCGGCTTCGGGTAGACGTTCTCCGTGATGACCTTCGCAGGCACACCACCAGCAAGCGCGCCGGCTGGAATGTCCTTAGTGACGACCGAACCCACGGCGACTACAACGTTCGATCCGATGGCGACGCCTGGATTCACGATCGCACCCGGCAACCACACGCAACTGCCAATCGAAACCGTAGCAAACGCTACGGGGAACCCATCGAGCGCCGAGAGGTAGGCACCGTGAGTGAATATCTTGGTGCCCATGCCGAGCCCCACTTCGTTGCCGATCTCCACCCGGCGAGCGGTGTTGATGAACGAGCCCTCGCCCATGTGGAGGAAGTGCCCGGCCTTCAGGGATGACTGCCGCTCGAACCGCGACCCTCCACCGATCTTCGCGCCCTCGCCCATGTAGAGCTCTTGCCCAATCTCGATGTCACGCCCCTCGATCACGCAGCCGGCTGCGATCTTGGCGCCCTCACCGATGACCAAACGTTCGGTTACGTTGATCCTTACCGAAGGATGTATCTGGGCAGAGGGGTGCAGGTCGGTGTTCGATGGGTAATTCAGCGTAGGCAGCGTCGTTCGAGACATCGGCATGGCTTAGTAATCCATCACATGTCCGGCCCAGCAGTGATCAAGCAGGCAGGCATCAATCGCATGGACAGATGCCAGCCCGGCGATTCCAGCACCCACCCCGATGAGGAAGTACGGATCGAACGGCAGTCCGGCTACAACTATCGAGAGCATCGGAACGCTGAAGACGAAGATCATCAGCAGGAACATCCAGGCAGGCGACTCGGTGCGCCCGCACACTTCACACTTCACAGCATCATCCTCACTGTCTCGAATGCTTCTGCACTTTCCACCCCCGCCTGCACTCCCCTGATGGAGAGAATGGAATCCAGCACTACAGCATCCATGTAGGTGCGGTGTGCCTGAGACTTGTAGACTTCACCCACCTTTCTCTTGGCATAGGCATCCTCGTAGCCGAGCTTCACGTAGGTGCTGGCATGGAAGGGCTCCATCACGGCGTTCTGGATGTGCTCGTACCCAAGCAGGGTGGTGTGCTTGAAGGCTCTGATGGCTTCGCTGTTGATGACCTGATGATCTTGGTGGCAGTCGGATGAGGCTGGCGCTAACACAAGGTCGTACTGGTCGCGTCGCCCCACCATCACTTCGAGGATGTCCTGCGAATGGTCGGCTAGATGACGGACGGGTAGGTCCAGCAGCAACCGATCCCTGATGCCGAGGATGTCCATGCTGCGGGCGTACTCATCGCGGAGTTGCTGGTTGCCGAGGTCACTGAAGGTGAGGGCTTCTACGTCTGCACCTTCTCGGATGAGTCTGTGCAGGGTGCCGGCGCACGCGACTTCATCGTCGGGATGAGCACCGAGGAACAGAACCTTCTTGAAGTTCATCCCGCACCCTCGAAGGCACGCTGGTAGATGCCTTTCAGATGGTCAACGATTCGCTCTGGGTGGTGGTACGTCTGCGCGTGTTCGTAGCCTTCGATGGCCCACGCCTTGCGCTTGAACGGATCCGCCAGGATGCGTAGCGAATCCAAGATCGTTGACGGTGTGGTCTGCACGAACGGAATGAAGCCAAACCGCTTCTCCATCTGCTCCAAGGTCCAGTCGTCAGCGCCAGCAATCACGGGGATCCCCATGGCCCACGCTTCGACCGCGTTGTTGCCATAGCCGACGGTGGCTTGGTCGTAGAAGATGTCGGCGCGTGCCTTCTGCCGCAGGGTTTCCTCGTAGGTCTGCTTCTCGATCAAGATGAGCTCGCACTCCACTTCCTTGGAGAACTTCTCGAAGGCTTGGAGAAATTCCAAGGTGTGCTTCCGCCCACGATTGGTGGGGGAATGGCAGACGCGCAAGATGCCGTCGTTGGGATATTCGCGCTCGCGAATCTCCGCCAAAGCATCGAGGTCGCGGATGAAGGGTGCCCACTCCAACTCGTCAGGTGCGTAGCGCAACAGGTCGATGGTGGCGACCAGACCGATCGCCTTCTTCTCGCGTTGCACGCGCAACTTGCCCTCGGGATCCATGCGGAACCACGTCCCCGCATAGCGGACGACAAAGGGTCTATCTGGCACGCCGAGGTAGTCCTGCGCGTCGATGTCGTCCATGACATGCACCACGTCGGCTTCACGCCAGTAGCGAGGAGCCTCCTCCCAAAGCACGTCGTAGGGATACTGGATGGTGTTGGAGAGCATCCGCGCCGAGTGGTAGGTCCAGTCGGGTGCATACTTGCGGAAGGCTTGGGTGACATGCCAGCCGTAGCCGCCGTAGTCGTGATGGCGAGAGGCCCAGAAGACATTGAGGCTCACAGGCGGTCCACCACGGCACGCCAGTCCCTGTTGAAGTCCATGCCGAGGACACGCAGCCATTTGTTGTCGAGGTCGAACTGATACACCTCACCAGGGCGCTCGTCTGCATACTCGATGGGGACGTCGTACTTGTCAGCGATGTACCGCGCCAACTCATTGATGCTGACGTTGATGGCGCTGGCGCAGGTGTACGTCTGGCCCTTGGAGAAGGGGTGCTCGGCAACCAGAAGGTTCGCTGCAACGACATCACGAACATCAGTGAAGGAACGCTCCTGCTCCCCCCTGCCATGCACAATCAGCGGCAGCCCTTCCTTCGCTCTCCTGACGAACACAGCAGCGACCCCACCAGTCGCATCAGCGTCGTTCTGGCGTGGCCCGATGACGTGGTAATAGCGCAGCACCGTGGTGTCCATGCCGTAGAGGTCGTGGTAGAGACGGACATAGGACTCGGCTGCGTACTTGCTGATGCCGTAGTGGGAGGTTGGGTTGAGGGCGCTGCCGGTGGAGGCGTAGATGAACTTGGGGACGCCTTGACCGCGTGCATGTTCGAGCAACATGAGGGTGCCCTTCGCGTTGACATGCAGGTCGCGGTACGGGTTCTCCTCAGAGTCCAGCTTCTTGGCTGCTGCTTGGTGGAAGATGACATCAACATCACCGTGGGCGAGCAGTGGGACGAGTGACCAGTAGTCGCCGTGGTAGAAGTGGAAGTCGCGATTGTCGGTAACGCCGGAGAGGTTCTCCATGCTGCCTGTCGAGAGGTCGTCGACCCCGACAACCTCGTGGCCCTGCGCCAGCAGCGCATCGACCAGGTGGGAACCGATGAAGCCGGCGCAGCCGGTCACGAGCGCCCTCACCGCGACAACCCCGCGTACTTCCGGCACATCGCCATGTGGTTGAGGCGTGCCGTGTTGTGGTCGTTGGCGATCTCGGTGTCGACCTCATCGAATGTGTCGGGGGTGCCAAGCCCCTCGCCGGATGTCCTGAAGACGAACGTTTCGAACAGGCGACCGCTGCCGATCGTCTCGAAGCGCGCGTATTCCAAGCCGTACTGAGCGCCATCCGCACGACCCGATTGCGGTCGGTACTCACCGACCGTCGAAACGATGTAGTCACCGACACGGGTGGCGAGATGGAACTCGCAGGTGACTCGTAGGTGGGCTTGGTGCCCATCCCAAATCCATTCGCTCTCAGGAATCACGCCGCAGCCTCCAGCCAGTTGTGCTTGCCACTGGAGCAGTCGAAGCAGCGGCTCTCTCCGCCTGTCTCCCACGCTGGAAACCAGCACGGACAAGCAGGGCAGTCGCAGAGAATCATCGTGGCGTCCTCGCTGTCGGCGGGCTCGTCATCGAACTCGCCGCGAGCGATGCGTCCGAGGCGCTCGGTGTACTCACGAGTCCAGGCTTTCGGCTGGCTCACTTGTAGACCTTCGGCCACTTACGTGAGCGCTGGCCCGACTTCGATGGCGTTCCGTGGCGCCACGCCTTGGTGTACCCATGCTTCTTGTGGGTACAGGTGGCGTAGCTGTTGCAGGGCGAGTGGAACTCCTGCCCGCTGCGCGAGCGATTGCGGGCGTGCTTCGCCTGCTGTCGCTTGCGATGCTCGTCTGAGAGCTTGCCCTGATGGGTTCCTGGCTGACTCATTCGCAGTCATTCCCTGGCAGGACGATGGGATCAGGACGAGTAGCCTCCTGTGCGTGCTTGCAGCACAGATACGGATGAGCATTTGGATCACGCCCGGTGCAGCAGCCGCGCTCCCACTTGTGAGCAGTGGCCTTCTCGTCTCCGCACCAGAGGCGACCGTCAATACCGAGGTGCGTCATATCGGCATCCGCATCGCAGGTGCATCGGTGAACAAGTAGCGGGGCGCATCGAAGGCGATCGGGATGTCGGCCAGCGGGCCGTTGCGCTGCTTGGCAACCTTCATCCGCACGTCGTTGTTCTCGCGCCACATCATCAGAACCACATCGGCGTCCTGCTCGATGTCGCCCGAACCACGCAGGTCGGACAACTGAGGCTCCGTGTCGCCACGGTGTTCGCTTTCGCGATTCAGCTGCGACACCAGCAGAACAGGGATGCTCATCTGCCGCGCGAGTTGCTTGAACGAATTGGTGATCCGGCCGATGCGGTCGACCTTGTTCTCACCGCGCGTGATCGGCTCGTTGTTGGCGATCAATTGCAGGTAGTCCACGACTATGAAGTCGAACGGCGCGCCCGACATCGCTGCGCGCTCGACAGCGTTTCGCACCACCATCGAGGTTGCAGCCGGCGCGTCGATCAAGGTGAGCGGCAACTTCGTACGCTCGGCAGCGAGCTCGTACAGGTGCCGCCACTGCTCGAAGGTCAGGCCGTGGATGAGGTCGCGACTGCTGACCCTGCCGCCTCGCGACAGCCAGCGTTCGAGAATCATCTCGGGGCTCATCTCGACAGAGAAGAAGCCCACCGAGAGTCCTGCCTTGGCGATGGACTCGCACAGGTTCTCAGCCATCGTTGACTTGCCGACCGATGGTCTGGCTGCCAGCACCGTCAACTCGCCACGAGCAAAGCCGCCAGTGACGTGATCGAGGTTGCGCAGACCGGATGGGATCCCCCTCGCGGCGCCCCCCTGGCGCGCCTCGATGAGGTCCATGAGCAGGTGGCCTTGATCATCTGGCGTCAGGACGCGGGTGCCCTGACGCTGTGAGCCGATGGCTTCGAGGACGATGGAGAGGACGTTATCCTCCGCCACGTCGGCGTCGACTTCCTCGTACGCGGTCGCTGAGATGCGCCCCGCAGCCTCGATCAACCTTCGCAGTCGCGCCTTGTCGTGAACGATCTTCGCGTAGTTCGTGGCGTGCAGCGAATGGGGGACCGAATTCATCAGCGTCGCGAGATACGCAACGCCACCGACCTGATTCAGCGTCTCGGTCTTGGTTAGCTCGTCGCCAACGCTGACGAGATCGACGGGCTCCCTGCGGTTGAACACGGCCATGATCGCCGAGTAGACGATGCCGTGCGATTCGCGGTAGAAGTCCTCCGCGGTCAACACGTCAGACACGCGCGGGATGGTCGCTGAGTCAATCAGCATTGAACCCAACACGCTCTGCTCTGCGTCGATCGACTGAGGGGACAGTCGGTTCAGTTCAGACATTCACGAGCAGTCTACCACGAGGCTAGGCTAGTAGTCACGCTGCCGATGGTTCAGGGATGTCATCGAGGGTGCGGAGTGGTCGAGGCTTCGGCTTGGCAATCTGGGTTGACTTCAATTTGCCCCACTGAGAGCGAATCACCGAGAGGTCGAATCCGTTCTTCACCCAATAGGGGTCAGCCTTGAAGACCTCGGCTGCTTGGCGTACCTCGTCAGCGGTGAAGCCATCCGCCAGCATCTCCTTCGCGTGCTTCAGTTGCACTCGGTAGCCAGGGAACTGCTTGTAGGTGATGCCGAGCACGTCGAGGTATGCCTGGAACAGTGCCCACGGCTTCTCACCTTCTTTGTCCTTGTCGTCACTCGTGTGGCGACGGGTACCGTTAGGTACCCTGTTTTCGATTGAGATTCCGATTGACAGGGACGACGGGGACCCCGTTGGGGACCCGACTGTCTCCCCACCACTGTGTTTCAGGAGCTCAGTGAGTGCCCTCTTACCGTGTCCCCGAACATCGTCGACCCAGCCTGGCATCGGGTCCCACCTCGAAGGCCAAGCATTGCGCATCCCGTTCTGGAAGTCCCACCACTTCGCGATTTGCAGCACCTTGGTGCCATTGGCTGAGTAGATGTAGATGAGGGGGAATCCGTCTCGGTCCTCAAGCCGCTTCATCCGCAACAGCGCTGCCTTCACGGTATCTGCATCGACCGCATCCTCTGGAAGGTGTCCCAGACAGGTTGACTGAATGGTGGAGATGCGCGCCTCCATGCGGCCCTGATCATCGACACCGTGGAACAAGCTCCAGAAGATGAGCAGATGCATTGGGTTCTTCGCCAGAGCGCGCAGCTGCTCAGACTGAACGGATGATGGAAAGATCAGTCTTGGGGCTGGCCGCCCGTACGTGCGTCCCAAAGTGGCGCCTTCTCCTTTGCATCTACTAGAAATCCTTCACTGTCGAAGGAGACTTTCTTGAGCTCAGTGATCATCTGTTTCGCTTCTTCGTACTGCTTCAAGTGCCACTTGGTTGTCCATCTCGGACGGGCTGTGTTCTTGGTGTTCTGAAAGGCAATGGCTATACGAGCTTGATTGCTCTTGACCATCAGGTATGGCAGCATGAGCGATAGTGCTTCGGCGGCACGCTGCCCGGTAAGGCTCCATCGGTACTGAGTGCGATGTCCCGTTTGGCTGACCTTCGTGGCGATGGAGCCACCATAGGTATCTCTCATCAGCGTCAGCGGAGCAGGCGTGATCTGCGCCACTGTCATCGAAAGGTGCGTTCTACTGCCTGAGCCGCCGATGCCGACATATCCCTCGCCGTCAAAGAACCCGGCGCAATAGGCATGTAGTGCCTCCTCCTGCGGGTCAGCAAGCGCAGTCCGCAGAACTGGTATCTCTAGCGTTGAGGGCCTTCCTTCCTTGGGGAATGAGGAAAGCGCAGGCGTGGGGCACAATCACGCCTGCGCTTTGGGGTGGATACTTAGTTAGGCCGCGGCTGCGGCAGCTACGAGCGACTGCTCCTGCTGTAGCCGCTGAACGAGAGCGTCGAGCGAGTAGAAGTAGACGTGAGTGCTCCCGATCAGGATGTCGATACCCTCTCCATCATCGCGGGAATCAACGATGAAGGATGTGTGCTGATCCGAGTCCTCGTAGTCGGTCGAGTAGACCTCCGCTTCGATGCTGTGGTTGATCGGTTCAGGCACGACTGATCTCCTCGACCACCAAGTCGTACTTGTCCTGCCACGGCTTGTCGAAGTGCCCCTTGATGTTCACCATGTCCTTCTCCCTCAGCAGTTCCATGACCTTCCAGATGTCGGGGTCAAAGGACTTGGCATCGACGTACTGACCAGGAATGTCGGGATTGCCAATCCTGATACGCATCTGCGTCTTTCCCCCTGAGCCCTTCTTGACAGCGACCGAGTTGGTCTTCCTGTCGGCTAGGAACACGCGGCAGCCTTCGTATTCGACCTTCTCGAAAGGTACGATCTCACCGGGTTGTGACACCTCGGATGTCGCCGCTGACGGGGCAGATTCGGGAGAAGAAGATGAGTCCGATTCCTGTGCCTGCGGAGGCGTCGTGGGTGCCTTCTGGAACGATGCCGTCGCTGCCTCGATGACGGCATCAACGTTGGTCTTCAGTGCTGCATAGGCGATGCTGTGCTCCCTCTGCCAGTCTTCAGTCTCGACCTCCAGCTCGACCATTCCGCCGATCTTCACGGACGAGTACGTCCCCGGCTCACTGACGGTTCGCTGGTAGGTTGCCTGGATGGTTGTCAACGATGATTCCTTAGAGTGTCAAGCGGTCAAGCGGAAGTCTACCACGCCGCTAGGGTAGTAGTCACGTCCTGTATGTCAAGTCCCCCATGTGGACAGATGGTGGAGAAAGTGGCAGTACTTGTTGACGAGAGGTAGTCGTGACGGATACGATTCACCCGTCGTCTACTGGTGCAGCCACGCACCGAGGGGGTCTATGGTCTAGATCGAACGGCAGGCCGAGCGATGGAACGACGTTATCGAAGGACACGACAGTGAGCACGTTTGACCCGAAGAAGTTCGGGTGGCGGCTAAGACACGAACGCGAGATGCTCGGCTTCTCGCAGGCAGAGATGGCGAGACGGTCACGCGAAGTCTCATCGAACTCCAAGACGGGTGTCTCCAAGCCATACTGGAGCATGTTGGAGCGAGGGGACCAGGAGAACCGACCGTCTGACGAATACCTTGCCCGCATCTCTCGCGCGTTCAATCATCAGGACTTATGGATCGTGCGCGAGTGGGCTGGCATGGAGCGTGAGCCGGACAACGACAGCGTGCTGCGGGCGCTAGTGCGAGACAAGAATCTAGCTCCGACTGACCGAGCCCTGTTCAAGGAAATCTACCTACGCCTCGCCGGCCGCAAGTCGTCTAAGGCAGAGGGGACAGAAAAAGAGGGTGCCCCATAGCGGGGCACCCTCTGATGATGACGGACTACTGAAGCTTGGCGACAGTTGCCGGGGCGTAGACGCTTCGACGACCGAGTTCGGTCACGAGGAACGTTCCGACTGCGAACAGCGCGTTCTCTAGAGAGACGCCGCCGTTGAGCGAGTCGTACAGGGTCAAGCCTGCGTTGCTGGCGAGCCAGATGATACGCAGCGGCTCGTGGAGCCACAGGTTCTTCAGGCCCGCTAGGGCATCACTGATCAATCAGTAGACCTCCTTTCTTTCGAAGACTTGCGGTGCCCCGCTACTTGGCGGAGTTGAGTGAATTCGCGAGCGACTGCGCGCTGACCGCACCGTTCGCAAGCGCAGCGGACTTGGCGCTGATCTGCGTCTTCTGGCTGGCGATCGTTTCCGCCTGCGTCGCGATCGTTGCCGTCTGATTGGTGACAGTGGTCTTCAGCGAAGTGACTTCTGCCTGAAGCGCTGCGACGTCGCCGAGGGGGACGCGTGACACGATGTCCTGGGTGTGGAACACCTTGAGTCCGCCGTTGGCGCTGACCATGACCCCCCAATCGGGACCTGCTCCGAAGTCCACACCCTTGACCGTTCCGATCATCACTCGGGTGGATTCGGCACCGAGTACGACCGGATCCGATGCAGGAGTGAGGTCAGGGGAGCGGCGATATGAGGTCACGGCGCGAAGGACGACGCGCTCAGGTGGGATGTACTTGATGTCGTTCTGCCAGGTCATTTCTTCCTCCTTGGCCGCTAGGTAAGCAATCAGCGCTGGTAGACGCCTTGGGAATCCAACGTCGCCGTCGTAGTCACGCCAGCAGTGCGGCTTGCGGATTCCAGCGATGGCGTGGTGGTCGGTGTAGCCGGTGTCGTTGAGGGGGAACGCGCCCATCTGCGCGACCAGTTCGGTGGCACTAAAGGCGCCGTTGCCGATGCGAACGCCAGCGGCGCGGATGGCCTCCAAGTCACCAGAACGAAGAAGCTTCTTCAGCTCCATCGAGGCGTTCCAGATGTGCGGCGTGACGATGTGACGACCTGGCGTCGCCATGTCCTCGTGCTCGGTCGTCACGGTGGTCAGGTTCGGGTTGACGCCAGCTTGGTAGCCGGGCCACGTAGGACCGTTGGCGTCTCCGTTCGTCCAAGCCATGTTCGATAGATCGACGGCCTGATAGATCACCAGTGGCCCGCGTGCGCCCGTGATGGATCCGCACTGCGGGCACGGCGCACCGACTTGCGTGTGGCCGATAACGAAGTGGCTGCTGACCTTCGACGCTGCCTTGGCGAACATGTTGATCGCGCTAGCAGCGCTGCCTACGATGCGATGCGATACGTCACCCCGCAGGGGATAGCGTCGGTCACGCTGGTTGAAGTTAGGGGATGGTCGCCATTCGACCTTCGGGATAGCCATCTACTTTCCTGACTAGTACGGGACTACTGGGGTATTGACAGGACGCACCACTACGCGTACAGTGGAGTAGTCATCATCCACAGTAGGGGTGCTGAATCGAATAGATCGCCGTTGTGGCGAGGCTCGACGGGGGAGCGGGGCTCAGGGGTATCCCTCAGTCCTTGGGCACAACCTTCATCGCCAGTCGAGCAGCGATCTCAGGAGAACAGGCACTCAGGTGACAGCAATCGAATGGCAAGTGCGGGTCAGTTAGTCGTCACCGACAGGCACGCCAGGTAGTCAGGAAGGGAAGCACCAACGTGAACGCGAGAGCCCCATGACCCACTAGACCCCCTGTTGACGATGCATACTCAGCCGCTTCTGCTCGGGAGGCGGCTGAGTGCTGTTGTGAGAGGATTAGGTGATGAGGAGGGTAGAATTGACGAATGAGCCCGGTGCCGTCCTGCCGCAGCACGATCCCCCCGATCCTCTGCGCGTCAACCGTCCACACACCGGGCTGCCGTGAGGGTAGCGAGACTGGATTATCGGTGGCTTACTGAAGTATGAACCGCTGGCCCATCCTCCTCGCTCCGACCGCTCTCGTGGCTGCGGTCGTCCTGGCGACATTCGCCAGCGTACCCAGCAGCTGGACCGTAATGCTGCGACCATGGTTTGTGGCCTCAGTCATCGCGACGCTGTGCGCCCTCGTGTTGGCGATGGTCACACGGCGACCGCTGTCCGCCAGTGCCGTGGTGTGTGGCGTGATCCTGCTGCTGTACGACCCGCTACTCGGCACCGTGGCGGTGGTCGCGGGCACCTTGCTGGTCGTGTTCCGGTCCAGGCTCGGGTTGAGCAGGGCGTTCACGCGAACTGCCTTCGTGACCGCGGTGGGAACGCTGTTGATCGTCAATGTCGTCCGGGTCGCCACCGATGGCAGTGTGACCCTCGGTGAGTTTCGGATGGGCAGCCCGGTCCGCTCGGCTGAGGACGCGGCGGGACCTAACGTCTATCTGCTGTTGCTGGACGGCTACCCACGAGCCGATACGCTGGCCAACGACTTCGCCTATGACAACCAGCCATTCCTCGATGCCCTATCCAGTCGCGGCTTCTTCGTGAACCCCGATGCGAGAACGGCGTTCACGAACACAGAGTTGACGCTGGCCTCGACGCAGGTCGAGGACCCCCGCGTCATAGCCGCAGCATTCCCCGAGGCCATCGAGGTGATCGACCTGCGCCGCGAGGTGCGACGCACGCTACTGGTCAACACCCCGGCCATGGATGAGCTACGCGATCTCGGCTATCGGCTTGTGTACGTGCCGCCTCCGGTCGGCTTCGTGCAGTGGTCCGGTTGGGACGAGCGCGACGAAAGTGGGGCGCTCAACGACTTCGAGGTCCACCTGCTCCAGCAAACGCTGCTGCGCGGCATGATCGGCGAGTGGATCATGGATCAGACCCGCCAGCATGTAGACGAGGCGCTGGAGGCATGGAGCACGCCAACGGGTGATGGCCGGTTCGTGTTCGCGCATCTCGAAGCCCCGCACCCGCCGTTCCTGTGGAGCCCAGACGGTGACCAGGAGCGACCGCTGACGTGCTGGTATGAGCGCGCGTGCTCGCTGTACGGCGCACAGTTGGAAAGCCTCGGCATCTCGACCGCCGAATATGCCGAACGCCTTGCGCCACAGATCGATACGCTGAATCGAAAGGTGCTCACCGCTGTCGATCGGCTCATCGAGCGCGACCCCGGCGGCGTGGTGGTGATCTTCTCCGACCACGGCACACGCTACGTCGAGGGCGACAGTGAGGAAGCGCACAGCACGCTGTACGCGGCACGGGGAACAGATGTGACCGAGGTGGACGGACTGTTCCCGGCGCTGATCAGGGAGATTGGCGCATCGGTGGCCCGATGACGACGGTGCAGCGATTCCTCGCGATGATTGCCGCCGGAGTCATCCTCGGCACCATGATCGGGTCCTGGCTGGTAGCGATGGTGACGAGCGACGTGGAACCCTTGCTGGGTGTCCCCCTCGTGGTCGCCGGCGGGGTGATCGGCGCCGCCCTGGGCGGCCGGCTCGGCGCGATGCTCTTCCGTGACCTACTTCGGGATTCGCACAACGACTAGACCGGTCGCTGATGACGCTCACGTCCCGTCGAAGACGTGGGTATAGCTCAGCTCCTCGATCTCGCTCGATATATCGGGACATGAGAACGCGGTCCCCTTGACGCTGATGGTGGCACCGGCGTCGGTGAACTCCATCAGCCCGTACATCTGGTTGTCGAACTCGGTGCCCTCCGAGTAGGTGCCGCTCGACGACGTCTCGTTCTGGTCGAGCGGGGCGAAGTGGAAGATCGGTGGCCCTGGTGCCGAGCCGGTCGAGGCGTAGTGGGTGTTGGTCCCGTCGTCGAACGCGCAGAAGTGCCAGTCGGCTTGAAGCAGCAGGATCTTATCGGTGAGCCCGTTGTCCTCGAAGTAGTCGGCAAGCTCGGCGCGCTCGGTCGAATAGGCGCCCCAGCCGGATGGCTCGTTCCACGGCCAGTTGACGGAGATGACCAGCACCTTGGCGGTCGAGGCCAGCAGCTCGTCCTTCAGCCATTGCTTCTGCGTCGCGCCGAGCATCGTCTTGGAGCTATTGTCGGTGGCCCCGCGGGCCGTCGCCTCCGAGTACGTGTCAAGCAGGAACCACTCGGTGCGTCCGATGCTGAACTTGTGGTAGATCGGACCGCTCGAACCCTCGGGCAGCGTGTAGTGCGGGACGTACTCACGGAACGCCTGCTGTGCGCCGGCCTTACCCGAGTAGGTGCCGTCCGAGTCGGCATCGGAGTAGTCGTGGTCCGACCAGGTGTAGACGTAGGGCACCCCACGCCACAACGCCGCCTGGCGCGCGTTGGCCGCGTTGTCGCGGTAGTTCTGCCGGTAGTCGCCAACGATGCCGCTGGTGATGTCGGGATAGCCCCAGTCGCCCAGGTTGACGTGCAGCAGCGGCAGGCGGTCGAGGATGCGCGCCCAGGCCGGCGTGTTCGACGTGTCGCCGGGGCCCTGGTACTCCGCGTTGGCACCGCCCGGTGGTGACCCGGCGCACGAAGCCGCAGTGACGGCGAAGGACGCCTGCGAGCCGGCGGTCGGCAGGGTGCGGAAGCGGCCCTGCTCGCTCCAGCCCAGGATGCTCCAGTGGTACTCGGTGTCGGGGTCCAGGCCGCTGAGCGTGAACGTCCACACGTCGTCGGCGCCCTCGGTGCCCGAGACAGCCGTGGGTGACAGCAGGCTGGCATTGAGCGCATGGATCAGCGTCGGTGTGCCGGCGGTGATGCGCGCCTTGACGGTGACGCCGCTCGCGGTGAGGGCGCCCATCCACGCGAACTCGACAGTGGCGGGGATGAGGGCGCCGCTGAATCCGCCGCCACCACCGAAGAAGCCGCGCGCGCGCACCTAGTCCACCGTGTAGCCGAACAGCGAGGGCAGGCCGTTGGCGTTGACCGTGGCGAGGTCGCCCCCCGAGTTCTGCCACACTTGCACGTCAATGGTGTCGCCGGTGGCCACCTCGAAGGCGGGCGTGACGAGCACCTCGCGGAAGCTGATCGACGATGAACCCACGCCGGTGACGTAGGCGAGGGTGACCGCCGAGCCAGCTACGTTCTTGACGATCTGGGCCTGCCGCGCGCCGGTGGCGTTGGCCGCGAGGCCGACGTTGGCCCCGAACACCATGGGCCGACCGTTCAGCCCCGCCGGAATGACGATTCCCGCCGAGCCAGTGTGGAAGCCGTCGGTGTCCTCCGTCTCGGTGTCGAAAGCGACCGTCTGGAAGCCGCCCGACGTACTGGTGCTGATGGCCTGCGTCGAGGCGTCGGTCAGCCACACTCTCGCCGGGTCGTTGCCGCTCGCCGGCTCGCCCAGCGGGCCGACCTCCGTCCCGGCGTCGTCAATGACGTACAGCCCGTCGCTCTTGAAGTACAGCCGCCACTTGGTTGAGGCGGGCGTGGATGGCGCGCTGCCCTCCTGGAACAGCAGCGCGGTGATGTCGATCTCGTCGATGGCAGCCATGACTCTCCTATCCCGGCACCCAGCCGTATACCCAGTCGATCCCGTCCTCGGTCGTCACCGCCGCGGCGGGGTTGCCGTCCACGACCACCTCCCAGCGGCCCGCATCTCGTACGTCGTCGGCGCGACGCGCGACGCCGCCTGCCCCGTACTCGGCCCCGAACCAGCTCGTCCCGTCGCTGATGAAGCCGAGGATGTGCAGATCGCCGTCGAGCGTCGGCGCCGTGCCGCCGGCCCACACAACATCGCTGTCCCACGTCACCGCGTTGCCGTCGGGGTGCAGGCGGATCAGGAAGCCCTTGCCGTCGGTCGGGGTCGGGAAGGTCAGCGTCACCGCCTCGGTCAGCGTGATGTCCTGCACGTTGGCCGTCGGGTCTTCGATGGTGTGCGTGGCCCCTGCATCGGCGACGTAGGTCACGTCATCAGTGCCGTCAGTGGTGGTGTATGCGCCGGTCTCGATGTCATCGTGGGTGTGGTCCGGCGCAGCGGCATCACCGATCCACACCGCGGCACCCGTGGAGTGATCGACGGAGACGTAGCGCCCGAAGACCTGCGTCGGGTCTTCTTCGTCATCGACGTGCAACCAGAAGGTGCCGGCCGGGTAGCCCTGTGTCAGGTCGTCGTCGCTGGTGGGCGGGCGATCCCGCAGGACGTGGTGCCGGTGATCGCAGCGCGCAGCCTTCGGGCCGGTCCCGACGAGGTCGGAGTGCGCGCCGGGGCTGCCGCCTGCGCCAGCCGAACCCGAGCCGGGGATGGTGACGATCACGTTGTCGAAACGTGTCCGGGCATCCACGACGAGCGAGGCCGTGATCGTCCCGGTCGGTGCAGTCTGAGAGCCGGAGAAGTGCTGGTACGAGCCAACGATCGTGGCCGGGCCGAGCGTGAAGGAGCCGAGCGTCGTGCCGCCGCTGGCGTGGAAGCGGACCAACATCTCGCGTTCGGGATCGGTCTCGCCGGGGAACTTGGAGCGGACCATCATGTCCAGGTCAACCGCGAACGGGACGCCCGCCGTCCATGGAAAGATGACTATGGTTGTGCCGTTGGCTGTCGTGGCGTGGCCACCGAGCGCCGGGTCGTACGGGCTGAGATCGGCCGAACCGTCAGTCCATTCGTAACCCTGGTCGTCGTCGTCTTCGGCGTCCTCGTCGAAGTGCCACTGGGCAACGACGGTGTCCGGCGTGCCCTCGCCGAGCGCGATGAACGGTTGGCACAGCAGCTCGGGGTGATCGTGAGGCGCAGGCACCCCACCCCCAATGGGCGCACCACTCCCTGTTGCTCTACTGATGGTTCTGGCGATGCTTCTAGGGCGACCAGCAACGATGTCGATTGTTGCTCGCTTGCCCACCTAGTCAGAACTCCATTCAGTCGTAATCGTTCCGACCCGATAGTCGGTGGTGCCATCAAGATATAGACGCGGCGCATACAGGATGGTGGTTTCGCCCGGCGTAATGTCCTCTCCGACCTCGGTGGGGTCGTAGTTGACCTCATACCGAGAAAGGGGGACGGCTCTATCTCTGAGCTCCTGCCACGCCTGTCTGGTCAACAGGTAGGCATCACGAGCAGACGTGTTATCCAGCTTGGCGATCTTCATGCCCATCTTGGCGACAAGGTTCCTATCGACCACGAATGCCCTAATGGGCATCCCATCCTGATCCTGACCAATAGCCAAGACAGCGGAGGCAGTCGACGCGTAATCGTCCTGCACAAGAGCCTGGATGATGGTGCCGCCCTCGTTCTCACCCTCGCGGATAATCGTGCCCGATGAATCCCCAACAACCCCAAGTAGGTCAACGCTCCCGTCGTCGTTGAACCGTAGCCACGTATTTGTCATCTCAACCAGTTGTGACAGTAGTCGCATATGGTTGTCATGGAAGGATTCCATGTAGATGATGTGGGCGAAGTTGCCTTCGACATACTCGAAGTGGAACCGGGGTGAAACTGTCGTAACGGTCAGGGTGTGTGTATCGAAGTCACCGACGTTGCTCCACGTCGCCAATTCCTGCTGATACTCGTCTTCAGTTGCGCCAAGCGAGAGATCGACGTTGGCGACTAGGCTGCCATCGACGTAGACGTTGATCTCGCCCATGTTGGGACCCTTGGCACCGTACAGGCGAATCGCGTCCCCAACGAACTCGATAGAGAATGTGTCCCCAGCATCACGGGCCACATGGGCTGAGCCGTTGGCATAGAAGTCACCATAGCCGTACGACCAACCATGACTAGTAGTGTTTCCTGACCCTGCATAGCAGACGAGCCGCTCGTTGTGACGAAGGCGTCGCCATGAGGACTTGTATTCACCAGAGAAGTAGTCGACCTGTGGTGTCCCCGACACTTGCTCAACGGTCAGGGTGTGATCATCCAAGGTTAGGCCGAATACTTCGTAACCCTTGGTCTGCCACGTATTACCAGACAGCGTTACTGTCGCTACGGGGCTACCATCGAGTGAGATGCTGGCTGAGGCATCGCCACCCTCTGTGCCTTGGGTGAAGTACACACTGGTGGACGTGCCGATGAACCGATGCTCAACGGATCCACCTGACCCGATGCGGGACACGCCTGAGTTGCCCACAACGCCATCGCCATTGAAGGCGCCGTTCTCCTGTACTCGCTCTACGGTACCGAGATGCGTTGTGTTGCCGCTATCATCATTTTCGATCCACGGCACAGCGAAGGTTGTTTCCGAGCCAACGGTAGCGACATTGCGGTAGACGCTGAAGTTTGCAATGCGAGCCACGTCGCCAGCTGCGTCGGTAATCGTCAGCTTGACGTAACGCGCGGTGACGGTGAACTCGTGCAGGCGTCCGCGGTCAGACAACAGGTCTTCATCCGTCTTGCTGGCCTTCAACGTCCACGTCGAGTTGTCGGGAGACGTGTAGATTTGATACTTGTGCCACCAACGTGACAAACCACCACCGGGAGTGGTTTGCAGGTAGCCTGGTACAACTCGGGCACCAACGATGTCGGTCTGTTGCCCAAGGTCAACCACGAGGTTCTGTGGCATCCCGACCTCAGACTGCCACTGTTCCTGTGGGTTGATGTCGCCTGTGATGGCATTCAGAGGATGGTTGCGCGCACCGTCATAAGATGAGGCCGATACGATGGTGGCGAATGGTGCAGCGCCTGCATTCTGCCGTAGGAATTCCTTGAAGGCTTCCTCCAGCGACCACCCATTGAAGTCACGACGGCCAGCAAAGACATAGCCGAGTTCGGCGCCACGCTGGGCACCACCGAACGAGTACGTTCCATCAGCGTTCGTGGCGCGGGTCGTATCGTCAACGAGTCCAGCGAACACCAACGTGCCGCCTTCCCACAACTGCCAGCGTGCTTCTGGCGAGGTGGGATCAGTCGAGATGGGGATTGACTCGATGAGTTTGTCATTGCCGACGATGGTGACCTCACCTTCGCCGACAGCGCCGAGTTCCTTGGTTGTCCTAGCTGCCGTGAGGTTGCTTGTGATGGCGAGGCGTTCCCAGTCCTTGTCGAGAATCTCTACCGCCAGAGGTCCAGCCTTGTTCGTAATCATCGGTACCTATCGCACATAGCGGGGCTGCATCTCGACCAGCACATTGCCTGAGCCGCTGACGGCAGTGATGTCGAGGGAGAAGGTGCCTGAGCCAACGAATGACATGCCGAAGTCGGGGGTCGAGGTCAGGTAGCGGGCAGCGTTGGAGCCGCCTTGGGTAATCTGGAGCGAGGCGCAGTTGACTGTCACTGCAGACCCAGACATGGACGACAGCACCATTTCCTTGCCACTGCCGGAGTGGGACATCGCGATGGCCGTGATGCCTGACCCGATGGTGATGATCGGATAGGTCTTGCGGGTGTCACCGATAGCCACGCTGATGGTGGTGCTACCAGATACCGATGAGGAGCCGCTGACCGTGGTGCCGAGGAAGTAGGGTGGGTTGGCAAGGAAGGTGACGGTGTAGGTGGCGCGATCCGAGGTGCCTGCCACCAGTGGCATGGAGGCACCCTGGAATTCCGCGTTCAGGTAGCGGGTGGTGTCACCGATGTAGAGCTTGCATGGACCTTGGAGGTCGTCGAGGGCGCTGATGCCCTCGCGCCATTGATCCTTGATGTCCTTGAGGTGCAACAGGCCGGTGGTGTTGGAGAGTCGGGACAGCAGCCGCATCCTGATGGATACCGAGCGCATATCGGCACCGATGCGCGACAGGGTGCCACCTGTTCTCCCGATGATGTCCGCTGAGGAGGTCCGCATGGAGAGCGGGAGGTCTTCCTCTTGACAGTAGCCGGGCAACTGATGGCTGTCGGCCTTGATGATGTAGATGGGCGTTGGGTTGGGCATTACAGTCGAGCCCCTTCTGCCAGTGCCTTTGCCAGCGCTTCGTACACCAGCTTCATGAGCTGATCACGCGAGAGCTGTCCACCTGCGATCGTGCCAATGTTGATCGTGATGGCTTGTCCGTTGGAGTTGAGTCCTGTGCCAGCGAAGAAGCCACCGCCAGCAATGGTGGCGGGCTGACTGATCAGCGACGAGAAGGATCCCTGGTTCACGACGACGTTCGACATGAAGTTGGCAGCCTTGCGCTCTAGGGCAAGACGTTCTTCCTCGACCTCGATTAGGCGCTGGATCGTTTTTCGTAGCAGCTCGTCGTCCAGCCCCTTGACCTGCTTGAGGAACTCAGCGTCCTTCAGGAGCGAGAGAATCTCATCCTTGTTGGCTGCGGTCGCGCCTGGGATGGACGCCTGAAGGGCAAACGCCATCTTGAGGGCCTTCTCCAACTGATCACGGGGCAGGTCGCCGATGTCGAACAGGTTGATGCGCGGTGGCGATGGGTCCTTCCCGCCACCGATCTTCGGCACGTTGCCGAATGACGGTGAACCGCTGAAGCCACCACCGAAGCCGGTGACAAGGCTGTCGAGAAGGTTTTGGAGTTGACGCTCAACCTGTGCAGCAGCGCTCTGAACCTGGTTTGCAGCCTGAACTGATGCTTGATTCGAAGCGTTGGCTCCGGTACGACCACGCTGAACGAAACGCTCACCGGCCTCATTGCCAAGCGAGCCGTCCATCCGCGCAACACCGATGAATGCGATCAACGGGTTGTTACGCATCGACTCGGCAGCACCAGCGTTGGCAGCAGCCAACTTGATGATCTGATCAATCACTTGGCTGATCACGTCGATGGATCCGCCGGACGCCACGATCAGGTCGTAGATGCGCTGCGTAAGCGTTTCGTTGCCCTTTGCGGCAGCGTCCGCGAACATCGGGTACTGGGCAAGTTGCTCGCTGCTGGCAGCGACGAGTTGTGCGGCCAAGTCAGCAGCCTGTGAGACAAGTTGCTGTCCTTGCGCGAACTCCTCGGCGGTGATCTTGCCGGTACGGAAGCGCTCGGCAAGATCATCGAGGTCGTCGGCCTGATCCTTGAGGGTGGCCTTCACGAGTTCCGAGGCTTCGGCAGCAATGCGCTGTTCCTCGGTCATCTCGCTGATGCCCAGCGCAGCACGCAGTGCGGCTTCGTACTGGCGATCGAACTCAGTCGTGGTGCCATCGAGGGTTTCGTTCAACCCAGCGCCAGCGGTGAGGATGTCCTCGATTGAGACGAGTTGACTGTTGATCGCGCCGTTGGTGTCGAGGATCGCGGCCTTCATCCGTGCCTGTGATTCGGCGTTGGACTGGCCCGACTGCTCCATCTGAACGAGTGCTTGGCCCAGACGAGTGAGGTTCTCTCGCTGGTTCTCGTTAAATTGGAAGACAGGTTCGGAGATCCGGCCTTGCTTGCGATCCCCTCGTCCAGGTGTCGTTGGAATTCCGAACGACTCAGCGGCCTGCTCTGGCGTGAAGCCAGCACCAAGCAACGCTGCCTCGCGTGCATTCTGATCAATGACGGTGCCACCAATCTCGATAGCAGCCATCGCCAGGGCCAATGGCAGGAATCGCTTCAGCAGGAAGGTGGCTGCTGCGATGCCTTTGCCCATCAATCCGAAGCTGACACCAGCCTGTGCCGCCGCGAGCGATGCGGCTGAGATCGCACCGCGAACGCCTGCGAACCCGATCAGGTTCAGCAGCGCACCGCCGACGAACATGATGCCCTTGAAGGCAACGGCGAGAGCGATGAACGCGCCAACGCCACGCAAGACGTCGGGTGGCAGTGCTCGCAGCACATCGCCGATCAACTTGAGGAAGTTCAGCAGTCCCTGGCCGGAGGCAATGATCTGCTCCCCGAACAGGTCATTGAATCCAGACTTGACCTGCTCGATGAACTGCGCGAACTGTGGCCCGAGGGCGCTGTTGATCTTCGCGACGAGGCTGTCGAGGTTGCTGACGTCGGCCTGTCCGATGAGTTGAACTTCCCCGCGGATGTTCTTCATCGACTCGTACAGGATCGCGAGGTCGGCCTTCGCACCTGGATTCAGGGGCGGAGTCAGTTCGGTGAACAGCTGGTCGAGCTTCTCAGTCTCGATGACGCCCTGCTGCTCCAGCGCGATGACGTCAAGGAGAACCTCGGTGACGCTGCGCAGGTTGCCCGCGGAATCGAAGATGCTGACCAAGCCACCAGTGATGGCTTGGAAGCCCTTCTCGGCCCGAGGGTCGTTCAGAATGGTGGCGAACAGCGTTCGGAAGGTGTTACCAACCTCGCTGCCGGTTCGCCCTGTTTCGAGGATGAACTCCCGCATCAGTGCGAGCAGGACAGGGAACTCAACCCCTGCCTCCCTGGCACCACGACCAGCCTGCTGGAAGCCGTCAATGAGGTCGGAGATCATGGTGGAGGCACCACCACCGGCCACGACGATCTGGCCGATCACGTCCCCGAGCTTCTCTACGGGCACGTTCGCCTGATTCATAATGGCGATGAGGTTCGAAACCTCGGTGCCCACGTCTCGCTGCGAGACAGTGCTGAGCTTGCCCGCGTTCTCCAGCAGCAACTCGGCCGCGGCGGCACGCTGCGCACCCGCTTCGAGATCGAGGAACGCGCTCGCGGCGCGGTCAGCCTCACCCAGCAATTCCTCGACTGGTGTGACTGTGCTGACCGCAATGTCGAATACGTCGCGTACGAACTGCGGTGACTGCATTTGGTTCAGGCCAGTCACCGCTTCGAGACGTCGCGTCTCGCGGTCGATCGTCGTCGCGAGGCCGACCGCTTGCGTAACGCCAGCGGCAGCGGCGGCGAGCGCTGCGTACAGCACGATCGTCTCGCCGATACGCGTGGCGTGGCGCTGGAACGAGGCGCTGGAGTTGTCAAGCGCATCGCGTTGAGCTCGTAGCTGCGCTGCTGATGCCTGCGCGGCTGGATTGATGCGACTCAAACCAACCGCAGCAGCGGACGTCGCTTGGTTATAGCGGCCAAAGGTCGGGCCACCCGCAGCAGTGATCTGCTGAAGCAGCCGCATTTCCTTCGCTGTCTCCGCAACCGTGGGGGCGAAGCCCAGCGCACCCATCGCCCGCATTCCCGACTGCAATCCAGCGAGGCTGCGGGTAAGCGCCTGAACTGGCGATAGACTCGCCCTGGCGGCTGCTGCAACCGCTGCGATGGGAGCCGCACCGGCACCGCCAATGGGCTGACCGTTCGGGCCAAGAATTACACCACGCGCGGCGCCAGCGGCCGCAGCGGCGCGAGCACTCGCGGCCTGCGTGGCGTTGATTGCCTGCTGTGCTTGCAGTGCAGCGTTGCGCACCGCCTGCATCTGCGCGATAGCGAACGCAGCATTAGTTTGGAAGAAGATCGCGAAGTCTTGTCCCACGGACGAACTCGTCTAGGAAGATCGAGCCATCCGCGCTCGGAAGAATCCGGTATTGACTACTGCTCGTCTAGGCCGTACTGTTTAGGCATGACCGACGAGTATCCGCCCGTGGTGGTCGAGCACTACAAGGGCAAGGACGCGCACAAGCTTTATGAGGGCTGGGTGGGCGTCTGGGCGAAGCGGGGCTACGTTCCCATCAACGTCGTGACGTCAGGCGGTGGCTTCTCTGCCGGCCACATCCTCGCCTTCGGTATCGCTGGCCTCGCCGCCCGCAAGGAAACCGTGTTGACTGTCACCTACAAGCGCGAGGCGGCTACGTAGCGCGCTCGACCTCGCGGTCGCTGTCGAAGTACATCGCGCTTGACCCGCCGCCTTCCTTGCCGGGGGCGTGATCCTCGATGTATCGCGCGCATTTCTTGGCGGAATGCCAAATTGACTTCGGTGGCCGCTGCTCCTCGGTTAGGTGCTCGAAGAACGACAGGATCCGACGGGCCTCGACCACGCAGTACGAGATCGTCCACGGCCAATCACTGGGCGACTTCCAGCGGGAGAAGATCGGTTGTCCGCTGCGGTCAGCCGTGGCGACGATGTTCAGGAATCCAGCTGACCGAGCGATTTTCCCAGGCCAGGCTCCATGTCCAGCAGTAGTGCGCGATGCGTATCGGCGAGTTGCGTATAAGCGGACGGTCGCTGCGAGCGGAACTTCTCCAACTCGCTCAAGGTCTTGAACGTCGGCTTCTTGTATCCCTTGTCGTTGAAGGTACAGCGCACGATCACTTCGGAGGTATAGCGCGACTGCCACTCGCTCGCCACGATCGTCTCGATGTGCGCGGGCTTCGCGCTTTCGAGCAGCGCATCGTGGTCGATCGCCTCCGCCTCCTTGTTGAGCGCAAGACGCGCGGACTCGATGGCTTCCAGCAGGGCCGTCAGGCGATCCTTCTCAGCCGCTTCGACCGCCTCCTCGTAGGCGTCCTCCTCCTTTGAGGTGGTGATGCCTTCTGGCTCTGGAACGTACTCCCGCTCCTCCAGAGAGTTCTGCTGAATCTCCACCGCCCTCGTCATCAGATGGCCGTTGACCCAGATGTTTCTCAGCTGCTCAGGGTCGGCGTCTTCGAGCGCTTCGATCAGGAGGTTCTGGTGCTCCTCGCTCTTGGGGTCCGCGAGGCGCTTGCGCATCGCGCGTCGCGCAGCGTTCGCGGCGCCCATCGCGACCTGGCGCTCAATGTCGCTCGGGCGGCGTACGAACAGGCGCAGCGTCGCGTCAACGTAGCGATCGCCCTCGCGCTTGCGCACGGTGAGATCGAGGGGCTCGGGGTCAGTTAGGAGTTCGTCAAGCGTGACGAAGCGGGGCGTCGGGGTATCGGGCATAGGATTCCTTCCAACAAATAAGAACGCCCGGTAGACGAGCGCAAGCGAGCGCACGCGTTCCGGGCGTGGGGTTCCTTCCTGAGATGGGTATGAGTAGGCCCCGCTGGCAGGACGAGTGACCAGCGGGGCCGGATGCCTCCCCGGAGGGAGGACGAATGGAGCAGGGACTCTACCCTGACGACAGCCCTATCGTTGATGTTAGTGTCAACTGTTGTACTGCCGACCACCCGTTGGGTTCCACCCACAGATTCGACCTTGTTAGGGCCTCCCGCTGAGTCAGTACCGTTGGCCCTGCGCTCAGTCGGTTTTCTTCTGCCGGATGTGCGTTCTGGCCCTCTAGGGATAGCCAGATTCCGCCATCTCCCTGCCCAAGGAGCAACCCCTGAGCATTATCTAATCGGCATACTCCCTTGCGGGTTCGGGCCAGTATGCCAGTGGCCCGGTCTGACGATGGTAAGGCGACCCCACCATCCGCGGGCTCGTTACCCGACTCGTCGAGCTCTTTGGTCGGCGTCCACCCGAGCCTCAAGAGGGAGCTCGTCATCGGTTGTCATTCAGGAGGGCTAGCCAGCTGAATGTTCCGACGATCACGGTGGTTGTCCTCATCGACTGACGACAGTCTACCACACACCTACGCTAGTAGTCACGGGGTAGTAGGTGAAGATTCCTTACGCCACCACGCGCAGCAGGTTCGATGGGATGCGGTTGACGACCGAGTTCGGCAGCGATCCATTCCAGTGGGCCGTCGCCTCATACTCGGCGTAAATCTTCCCCGTGTTGCCCGCGTAGTCGATGACGTAGGCGCCGAACTCCTGTAGGGCTCGGGCGACGATCTTGCCGGTGGCCGTCAGGGCGCGGTTCTGTGAATCTCTCACCTGGTCGAGGTTGACGGACGGATCGAGGAAGATGCGGCTGCCCTCTGGGATACCACCATTGGTGGGTCCATCGCTCTTGGTGGCTGGATACACATGCTGCGGTCCGACGCTGTTGCAGCCCACCACGAGAGCATGGGGGATGCGACCCGCTGCAATCTCATGCGGGCGGATCAGGCCAGCGTAGTAGGGGACACCAGCGCCACGAGAGGCGTACACGGTCGGGTGCGTGGTGCCCTTGCCGTACATGCCGCCGACCAGCAGGGATCCGTTCGATGCCGTGGCGGTGCGTGCTGTTCGGTTGACGTTACGGACCTGCCACAGGTCGAGCTCGTCGCCGTTCGTCAGGTCAACAGCGATGATCTGACCATCACTGCCAGCCGATACGGTGAAGTCCGATGGAAGCCGAACGGTGAATCGCTTGTTCGGAGCATCGCTGGCAGAGGTGCCCTTGTAGACCTTGGCTGCACCCGTGCAGGTGATCGTCCAGACCGGCGCAGACTCGTTGGCGAAGTAGACCGGGTAGCTGTACTGGGTGGGGTCGATGCTGACGAAGGCGATGCGATTGATCCACTCAGCAGAGCGTGAATGCACCTGTGGGTTGGCAGGTAGTGGCGTGTTCCATGGAGAGTCAGCGCTGTAGGGGCGCGACAGTGGGTTCCATGAGGTGGGGTCTGGCTCTGGCTCAGGCTGTGGATCAGGCTCGGGATCCGGCTCAGGTTCTGGTTCCGGGTCAGGTTCGGGGTCTGGCTCGGGGCCAGGCTCAGACTCTAGGAGATTCGCCAAGCGGTGGAGGAACGCCACCATCTGGGCACGCGACGTCGGTTGGTCGGGCGCAAACTTCCCGCCGCCTACTCCGAACGTGATGCCGTTCTCGGCTGCCCACTCAATGTCGTCGTAGAAGGGATGATTAAGGGGGACATCGCTGAAGCGGGTCATGGGTCCTCGAAGGTTGGAGCCGCCAGGGTGAATCGAACACCCGCTGAGGCCATACAAAGGGCTCTGTCTGCCACTAACGATATGGCGGCTTGGAATAGTCCCCCTAGATTTGAATTGGAGGTCCAGGTCCGATTCGAACGGACGTGACTGCGTTACGACGGCAGCATCCTAGCCACTAGATGACTAGACCTTGGTACCCAATGACAGAATCGAACTGCCACCTACTGGATGTAAGCCAGTCGTCCTATCCGTTAGACGAATCGGGCAGGGTGGGCACGCGTGGGCCGAAGCCAGACCGTGCCGCTGTCCGTTGCGGGAGCGCAGTACTACGCGTAACCCCGGACCGGAATGAATGGGAGAGTGCTACATGGCATTGCTTTCAGAGAACCGCCCGAGGCGGCACGCCTTCGCATTGCTCCTTATGCGTGATGAAATGGAGCCATCGTCCATAATCGAAATGGAACCTTCCCCTTACCACAGGGATGCTCGGCCTTCGAGCTACGACGGCTTGTGTGGTCTGAGTGGAGCGGCTCGAACGCCCGACAGCCGCGCCCCAAACGCGGTGCTCTACCTACTGAGCTACACTCAGACGACTAATACTGGCGGATGGACGAGGATTCGAACCTCGGTAGGCTTGCGCCCGCAATCCTTAGCAGGGATGCCCGATTGGCCGCTCCGGCACCCATCCGTGGAGAGCCTGGTCGGGATCGAACCGACGTCCAGCTGCTTAAAAGGCAGCCGCTCTGCCGCTGAGCTTACAGGCCCTTGATAAGGCGGCAAACTTCTGTATAAGTGGAGCACTCTCTCGGATTCGAACCGAGGTGACGTGGGTTGCAACCACGCCGCTGGCCGCTCGCGCAAGAGTGCTTGGTCAGGGGCATCGGCTATGATCCGATCCTGTCAGCGCCACAAGCTGAAGTGCTGCCACCTACACCAGCCCCTAGTTGGAAGCGAGCCGCCGGTACTCTCACCTTTCAACCGGCATCGTTCGCCCTGTGAGGGGACTCGCTGTGTGCTGGATATGGTCGGCAACAAGTGCGTGACTGCCGACCATATCCAGCAATACCGTAGCGTTTCCGGTACGGTTGTGGCACCGCAGACAGGAGTCGGACCTGTAGCAAGTCGTTTTGGAGACGACCGCGCTCCCACGAGCTCGGCGGCATGGATGTGGTCGCCCTCCTGCGATTCGAACGCAGAACCTCCTCCTCTTGAGGGAGTCGCCTCTACCAGTTGGGCTAGAGGGCGTAGACGGGCCGGGGAATCCTCGCGAGGGCTGTCCGACCCGTATGAATGGTGGTCCCCCAGAGATTCGAACTCTGACTGGCACGCTCCTAAGGCGTGTGCCTCTACCGTTGGGCTAGAGAACCAGGTGTTGGTGGAGCTAAGTGGATTCGAACCACCGACCCGCTGCTTGCAAAGCAGCCGCTCTCCCACTGAGCTACAGCCCCATGAATGATTGGCGGAACCGAAGGGATTTGAACCCTCGACCTTCAGCGTGACAAGCTGACATGCTGACCGCTACACCACGGCTCCGCGGTGTCGTCTGTTGCGCCAAACCCTACAAATCTGTGAGTTGGCAGCGAACAAGTGACACTGATGTTGGCGCCTCCCGAAGGATTCGAACCCTCAATTGCGGCTTAGAACACCGCTACCGCTCCTATCGGAGAGAGGCAGAATGAGTGGAGCGGCAGGTGGGATTCGAACCCACGAGAAGCCTGCTTGGAAGGCAGGTGCCATAGGCCGCTAGGCGACTACCGCTTGGTGGAGCGTCCCCGGACTCTTACCGGATTGGCTAGCATCATGCTCGCCCCAAGTTGGTACGCTCGGGGTGACTCGAACACCCGACGCGCAGGTTCGAAGCCTGCCGCTCTGGATCCACTGAGCTACGAGCGTGTGGTCGGTCGGGGACTCACCGCCCTACTGGCGGGCCTCGCCCCTCCCGATTGCGTACGCGCCCCACGAGGCTAAGGGCAGATGGAATGGTACCGCCTGCCGGATTCGAACCGGCGATCTCCGGGGTGAAAACCCGGCGCCTTGGGCCACTTGGCTAAGGCGGCATGTGGGGCAGAGCGGAGTAAGGGAATGCACCGGGCGTATACACCACGGGTCCTACTTCAAGCGATTACCCCAGAGTCGGCGGACGAAGGCCCTTGCCCGCCAGTCCACGTCTTGGCCTACTACCTAACCTGCGAACAGGGGGTGCCGTGGACCGTAGTTGGTGCCCTGACAGGGGGTCGAACCCTGGTCGACGCCGTGAGAAGGCGCCATCCTGACCACTAGACGATCAAGGCGATGTTGGTGAGCCTGGTAGGGATTGAACCTACGACCTTGGGCTTAAGAGGCCCCTGCTGCTGCCGCTGAGCTACAGGCCCGTGGCTGCCACCCAAGGAATCGAACCTCGAAGCACCTGATTCAAAGTCAGGCCGCTGTACCTATTTGCGTAGGTGGCAATGTTCTGTGTCGTATACATACCCTGTGAGAGTATAACGACGTTACACTTCATACGATGTGTAAGCGTTGCTATCACTGACTGCAAGAGATGCTTACAGATGGTGCCTTAGGTGGGATTCGAACCCACGAACCCAGAGGGGCCACGTTTACAGCGTGGCTGCTTTGGCCGCTTGCATACCTCGGCACTGTGTAGTCGAGCCCTTGCAAGAGTTACCCGGACAGTTTGGTCCCGTCCAGTTGCTCGACATGATGGTGGTGTAGGGTCCGGTTCGAACGGATACTCGCACTGTCCTATCAGCTGGTGACGGCGCTTTCACGCGTACTGTTCGCGTCCCTACATGATGAATAACGATGGGCGCCGTCCTTACCACTTTCACTGGATCACGGTCGCCCACCGGAGACTCAGCACCGAGGTCTAACACTTCACCCGAAGGTGGCGGCGTTATAGGGATCCCACGACGCCGCTCTCGATGCCTACATAAATGGTGCCGCCCGCTGGTTACGATCCAGCGACCTCCGCGGTTTCAGCGCGGCGCTCTACCAGCTGAGCTAGAGCGGCAAGTACGGGGCTGGTGCTAACGAGGCCACTTACTCGGCTCCACGATCAGCCGACACCCCTGATTGGCTGGCGCGGGAGGACTTGAACCTCCAAGCCTTACGGCGGCTGGTTAACAGCCAGCTGCGGCTACCATTTCGCCACACGCCAACGCTAATTCCCCAGTTGCCCAGATCCATTACGGAGGACTGCTCCTACTGGTAATCGCCGGACCCGCCACAGTCGGGATAATTGGTAGCCCCCGTCCGACTCGAACGGACGACCCTCACCATATCAGAGTGATGCTCTAACCAACTGAGCTAGAGGGCTACGACTGGATACAGCTTCCCGGCGCATCAAGCCGCTGCCGCGTTATCCCATGACTCTGCGCGCATCCCCACGGGATTAATACCGGGCCACCTACCTCTGCATCCATGATTTGGTTGCGGGTTGGGGGTACGATCCCCACGCCATGAGGTTATGAGCCTCTGGAGGCACCATGCACCCGCGATGTTGTGATTCCGCCTACACAATGCAGGATCACAAGCGCTACTTGCTACCCCTGCATCACCACTCCAACGCTAGTAGCGAACTAGCAGCCTAACCCCGGCGGAATCGTATGAATCGGATCGGAGTACCACCATTCCGAGGCGCTTCAGGGAGCAGTGCGCGACCGCTTACGCCGGCTAATAAATAGGTGGTGTTTGCCTGGACACGCGCTTGTTACTGATGCGTTCCCGAAGGACCATCGAGTACGTCGATCCAGAGCGATGGTTGACATTCCACCGCCGTCCTCCCTCGTCGGCGTCACCCGACTTCCTAACTGCTTCCACCATGGCGAAGATGGCTCCCTCACAGGTTTGATCTCTGAGGATTCAGTATTCACCACCGTATGAATGGAGCGGGCGCCGGGAGTCGAACCCGAACGTCAACCTTGGCAAGGTTGCAGGCAGACCGTTACATCACACCCGCTAGTGCCGGTTACGGATCCGGCTTGGCTTCTAGCCGGTTCGCGTGTCCGACATCACCAACGTGCTGCCCCCGTCATACCATGACGGAAACAGGAATGATTGGCTGCACAGGAACGAGTCGAACGTTCAAGCACCTGCTTCAGAGGCAAGCGGCTCTACCAATTTGCCTACTGTGCAGCGAGTACAGATTGTTAAGGTGGCGGAGCGAGAGTCGAGTCGAACGCTCAAGGCCCTAGGGCTCGTCCGGGTTCAAACCGGGTGCCGTCGCCAATCGGCTTGCCGCTCCGTCGAATCAATTGAGGCCACTCTACCATACTAGTCAAGTAGTAGTCACGGCAGGTAGGCAAGTGGGTTCTGCCAGTACCCGTCGCGCGCGAGCGCGAGGTGCAGATGGCACCCGGTCGCATTGCCGGTCATGCCCACGCCAGCGATCGCGACGCCAGCGCTGACGTACGCGCCGACGTTGACGAGCGCGGTCGATAGGTGGTTGTAGCTCACCAGCAGCCCCTCATCGGTCAGCTGCTCCACCACCAAGCCGCCACCGTTGTTCTTCCAGCCCATCCAGGTGATGACGCCGGATCCCAACGCAGCCACGGAAGTGCCACAGGGCGCTCCGATGTCGATGGCGGTATGCACCTGAGAGTAGTAGGTGGTGATCCTGCCTGCGACCGGCCACACGCGTACGAATGAGGGCGGTGGTGGTGGTGTTGCGGTGGGGGCTGCCAACGGTGTCGCATCAGGGTCGATGGCGACTGGCGTTGGGAAGGAGGTGGGTTCGGGGGTCGGAGTCGCGTCGGCGGTGCGCTGCGATAGCGGCGACCGCGATGCGTCGTTGCGGACGTTCGCTGTGACGATGGAGAGCAGGCGGGGCTCTGGCGGCGGCGCCTGGTCGGCAGCGAGAACGTTGGCGACGAGGTTGGGGTAGGTCGAGACGCTAACGAGCGCCAGCAAGCCTACGGCAGCAAGATGGGAGAGCCATTTCTTCATTTTGCCCTGTGGGTTACAGCGGGGGAAGTGGACGGGACGCCTCCCCCGCCGCCAGGACTAGCCTACCACAGTAGCCACGCAGTAGACCTACGCGGCGCGAGCGAGAGCGATTGCTTCGGCAGCGTACGCGGCCTCTAGGACGTACTCGGGGATCGAGGGTAGCTCGCTGTCGAGGCGCGTACCTTTCCACCCGTTGCAGATCGGATGAGACACCCGCGTATTGGCGTACGAGTGTTCGCCATTTCCAGACAAGGGGATAATGTGTTCTAGGTCCCAATCATCAGGATCGACGGCTAGAGTGCAAATCCCACACAGCCCTTTGTCGCGTTGCCAGACTACTTGGCGATCGACATCCTCGATCCAGCTGTTTCGCTTGCGAGCGCGACGATTGGCAGCATAACTGAGCACCTTGTCCCTGTTCGTTCGCTTCCAGTTCTCATGGTAGTCAGGATTCGCAGATGCCCATTCGATGTTCTTGGTCGGGTTGGCTAGGCGAAACTGACGTCCAGCCTCCAGGGCGCGTTCGTGATTATCCCAATACCACTTACGTGCCCGCGCTCTCGCTTCATCTCGATGCTCGGCAGCATACTGTCTGCACTTCTCGCGACTCGCGTCGATGTCGGCGTAGTAGCGGTCGAGTTGCTTACGTGCTATCACCTCACGATTCGCAGCGTAATACGCTCGCCCGTAATCTGACTTACACGGCTTACATCGGTCGTCGTATCCGTCGCGGGATCGAGAGCGTCGATGGAACTCATCAAACGGTTTCTCGATCCCGCACGCATAGCAGCGTTTCACTGGATGCTAGTATATCGCACTAGACTTCCAGTAGTCACGTTACGCAGCGGTGTGCTTGGTCAGAAGCCAGTCGAAGCCTGCCGATCCACGGAACGGCAGAGACTTCCCTACTTGCGTGCCAACGCGTACGTCCTTCGAATCGCCGGTGATCGCGCAACCCGAGAGAACGTCGGTTCGCAAAACAGTCAGCGTCTTCGGATCGAGGAACTCGATCTTGAACTGAATGTCATCCCGCCACCCGTCGATCGGGAAGTCGGTGACGGTGCTGTTCGGATCACCGTCCTGCATCAGCTTCTCCTCAGCGTAATCCTGGCTGAAGATCGTGATGGTGCCGGTGACTTCGGCAGGAGTCTGTCGCCCTGCGGCGATCTGCTGGGACCCCATACCCACTTCCTGCGTCGGCTGGAAGCTGACAGTGGCCTCAATCGACTGTACGCCTCGCGTGCGTCGGTCGTTGCCGCTCGCCGTGATGGTGACAGGAATGAAGTAGTAGCCACGGATGGCCGCAGGAGAGAAGGTGTCCTTGGCGTCGAACGGATCGTCCCACTCCGAAGGAGTGCTGCCAGAACGCTGGTAGGCAGCCATGACGTACGAGCCCGAGGCGATGCCTGCTGCCGCAGACGAGCTGATCGTCAGCGACGTGCCCGCAACGCTGTAGTCGTCGCCCTCAAGCAGGTAGACGGATGAACCGCTTACCTCTGCGTAGGCGAGGCTGATCAAGTTGTTGCCTGCGCTAACGCCCTTAGTCAAGGGGACTGGCGTTGCCGACAGCGTGTACGCGGTCTGGCCGCCAGACGTAACCGCTAGGTGGTCGACCTGAACGAAGCGCTCGAACGCGGTCTTATTGGTGCTCGTTAGGTTGAACGTCTCGGTCGCGCTCGCGTTCGTGCTCGCGGCGAGGCGATACGAAGCGACAGCGGCCTGCTTGACGTAGACCGACTGGATGAACGAGGTGCGCGCGTCGTTGCGCTGGCGCATCTCCAAGTCCACGTCCTGGTTGCCGAGCATGGTCAGCAGCGAGGAGTCGGTGAAGGTCGAGCCAGACGGACGGTTAGCGATCTGTGAGATCAGCTTGGCGTTGACGAGGTTCGCCTCGACATCGACCGTGACGGTAGGGGTATCGAATGTGGTGCCGACGATAGACTCGTTGCCGAGTTCTCGCTCGTCAGTCGCTGGGCGATCGCCGGTCTTGTTCACACCCTGCGAACGGCGCGCAGCGCCAGAGGCATACGGGGTGTGGATGATCGGAAGCAGCGCAGCTGGATCCTGGGACAGTCTCATTGGGTTCCTCAGAGGTGGTGGCTGGACGGGTGCGGGGACGTTTGCGGGACTTTCGCGGGGACGTTTGCGACTGCGACCGCAGCGCTATGCGTCGATGCGACGCACGGTGGCTCGTACCACTGATCTCCACTTGTCTACGTCAGTCGCAGACGCGGGCATGGGTACGGACCGCCAGCCAACCTCGGGCACGTCGTAGCGCCCGATACTTTCAGGGGATGTCTCGTTGCCGGTAACGAAGTTGAGGATGCTGACCTGATCGTCACGAAACAGGTTGACGATCTCCTCAGCCAGTTGCACCTTCATCGGCTCGTTCGTGGCAAAGATGTGCAGCGACACGTCGCGCTGCTTGCCATGACTACCGAGCTCGATGCCAGCGAGGGTGCTGTCGTTGATCTGGACGTAGACGACCGGCGGCTTAATCTCCTCGCCGATGGGCCACATGCTCGTGGCGTGCTTGACGAGGACCTGGCGTTCAGCGGTCCAGCCATTCGAGGCCAGACCAGACTGTACACAAAGTCTGATCGAGTACTGATCAATGAGGGCGGCAGAGAGTGATTGAGGTCCGGGCATTAGATACCACTGAGTAGTCGCTTGAAGGCAGCGAGCATCCGAGGAATCACCCTGCCTGGTGTCACCGTGTCATCAACGAAAGGATGCGGTGGTGTTGCCGGGTATGCGCCGTCGCCGGCGTACCCGTCGTGGAGCAGTCGCCACTGCGGCGTCTTGTCGCCCCAAACCTGACGGCGCTCAGCGGCGACCTCGGCACGTAGCGCGGCGTTCGGGTAAACGACGTTGCGCCACACGCCGCGACGGTCGCGGGTGCCTTGGTGGAACAGGCCGGGCTCATCAGCGATCTTCTCGAAGTCCTCCACCGTCCCCATCCGCTCCTCGCTGAGGATGCCGATGCGGCCTACGCCGGGCGAGGTGATGACGAGAGGACCGGGCCGGCTCATGTTTTCGATCAGCTGCGGCAGATCGAACCCGACTTGGTATTCCTCTGCGTCCGTGAGCATCGCGCTAGCGGCAGCGGATACGTCTGCGATCGTATCGAGTGCGATGTCGGGCAGCATGATCGGCGCCTCCGAGAGGAGCCGGATCGCGTTATCGAGGCGAGCGACGAGGCCCGCTGCGGTTGCGACTGCCATTGAGAGCGCTCCTACTCGTGTCGGCTCTCAACCTCGATGCCGGTGATCTGCCGAAGAAGGATTCGCTTGCAGCGGTTCGCACCCTCGCGAACGATCAGCGAGATGCGTTCGTTCTTGCCACCGAGCTCGGCCTCGATCTCTGACAGCGACCCTGCGATGAATCTGCGCGTATGAGTTTCGAGAATGTCTGCGACCGCTAGGGCCAACTGTGGGTCCAACGATTCCTGCCTAACTTGATGGTGTCGAGCGCCGCCGATGCAGCGCGAGGATGATTCGATCGTTACCGAGGTCGCGCCCGTACTCGCTCAGGATCGAGAAGTCCCAGTCAACGCTTCCGATGCTGACGTACAGAGCGTCGTCCACGAGCGGTCGGTACTTGGTGTGCAGCTTCAACGAGCATTCGCCAAGGAAGCGATAGCCATTGGCATCTGCATCCCACCGCTGGATCGGGCCTGGCACGAACATCGCGCTGACGGTGCGTGGCTGTGTAGGGTTCTCATAGCCGGTGCCATCGACGCCGGCGAACAGATCGAAGGCGACGTTGCCCTCGTCGTTATGTCCACCCGATACCGTGATGAGTTGTGCTGGTGGGGTGGGGACGTGGAAGGTGACTTCGCGCGCCCGTCGAAAGCCGATGGGCATGAATGCTCCTACGCAGCGGCAGGTAGCGCCTCCGCATCGCTGGCGCTGCGATTCGCGAGCGCCTCGGTGATGATGGTGTCGAGTTGTTCAGCCTTGGAGGCCCACGAGTGGCGCTGCGCGAACTCGTAGCCGCGCTCCGCAGTCGCTGCTGCCTCATCCCGATTCAGGTAGACGTGATACAGCTGGCGCGAGAGGTCCTTCCAGTCAGGAAGTGCGAAGTAGGTGAGGCAGCCAGGCTCGCCTGGGATTAGGTCGAGGACCTTGATGAAGTACCCACGCCCGTTGTCGTGGAGCTCGCGCTGCGGACCAAACTTGGTCGCGATCACTGGCGTCTTGCACGCCATCGCTTCCAGCGAGGGAATCCCGAAGCCTTCGCCGCGGGTCGGGTAGGCTAGCACGTCAGCGGCGTTCATAAACACCGCCATCTCCTCTTGAGAGAACTGGCTCGCGTTGTCCATGATCACGGCATCCTGCACGCCCGTGAGGGATGCGAGGTTACGCAGTTGCCAGCCACCGTTGATGTTGGACGGCATCGCTGATGTGTGGGGGATCAGGAAGGCGTTGCGTGCTTTCTTCTTGAAGTCCGCGTAGGCGCGGAACAGGGCAGGCAAATCCTTGCGGAACTGATTCGTTGAAACCGAGTAGACCAAGAACTTGTCCTTGAGCCTCGGTGCCTTGCCAGCGTTGTGGTTGGCGAAGATTTCCTCTAGCCGCTCTTTAGCTTCCTGCTTGTCCATCGGCTTGTAGAGGTCGAGGTCGACGCCGTGGTACAGGACGTTGGCGTTCGCAGCAAACTCAGGATCGAGATCGGCGAACAGGCCGTGCTGCCAGTGGGTGTAGAAGATATTGACGTCGTACTTGCGGGCAGCATCGAGGAAGGTCGGCGGACACGGCTGAGAGTCGAGCGGCGCGTACAGAACCTTCATCGCCTTCGATTGCGCGAAGGCAGAAGGTGAGCCGTCATCATTGACGGTGTACTGGTGGGCAATGGGGTAGTCATTTAGGACCATCGCCACGTCCCATTCGCGGGACTGGATCCACTCGTTCAGGCGGATGCGGCCCCAAGCATCGTATGCCTCCCAACGCCCGTTCGCTGCGGGTCGCCACCAGCCCGCAGCGATCTTTTCGTACGGGGTATCTGCTGGACCCATATCGAGGAAGTTGATTGCGACATGCGTGATGTCGTAACGCCCGGTGTTGTGTAGGCCAGTGAGTAGGCCATTGGAAACCTGAGAGAAGCCCGTGTGGGCTGCGCCGTCGCCGGCGAAGATGAGCTTGATCCGAGACAAGCGATGTTCCTTCCGTGTATGCTGCGCTCGCATTGGGATTCCCGTCCTATGCTGAGGACCGGCCCTCACGGGTCGGTCCTCTTACGTTGTTGGGCGATACCAGTACGCGTGATCGTCAGCGACGCGAGCGTCACCTTCGACTCGATCTGCGTTGAAGCGGTTGAAGACCCCACCGTCCAGCATCGCTGAGGCGTTCAGCGACTCCATGTAGGCATCGAGGCGCGCCCACTCTTGCGCGTAGATGGTGTTGGGGTTGTAGGAGATTTCCTCGTCACGCCACGAGCCGCCTCGCCCCGCCCACCACGACGTACGCGCCATGAGCGACGCGACGCTCGCGTAGAACTCGATCTCGTTCGCGCTCGGCGCTGGCGTCAGCGTGCCGAGCAGTGACGTGTGCGTGGTCAGGCCGTAACGTCGCGACAGAAATGCGACCGCATCGTCGACCCACTGGCGGGCCATCGAGTCGGTCACGAGGTCTTCGTGGGCAGCTGACTCAGCGACCTTTCGCTGCCAGGCGCGCGCTACAGGTGAGCCATCCAAGGGGAGGACGTCAGCGTAGACGGGGATGGTCTGCTGGTTGCCTGACTCCACCAGGACGGTGAAGAAGACAGCCAGATGCGCCGGCTCCGCAGTGATGGGGGAGCCGGAAGGAATGATGTAGTAGGCACTGCCTGATGCAACAGACGCAGACGTGCTTGGTAGCACTGTCGTGCTGTTGTTCAGAACAGTGATGGTTGCCGAGAGGGGGAGCTTCGGGGTAAACCCGTCTGGCTCGTAGATGTCTACGGACAGTTGAGCACCGAAGTCACCCTCGTAGAAGGTGCTCACGGGCGTGCTCCTAGCAGAAACAGAAAGAAGGGGCCTAGCCCCGCACTCATTGCGAGGCGGAGCCAGGCCCCTTTGGGTCTAGCTCGTGCTAGGAGGTCAGGAGGATCCCTGCGTCTTCAAGAGCATGGATCACAGCGTTCAGCTTGGAAGCCGTGGCCGTCATGGCACCGCTCACGTTGGTGAACTGATCAGCGATAGTATCGTTGCTACCGCTGATCTCGAACGTCGTGGCAGCATCAGCAATGTGAGGCTGACCAGCGTCAATGACGCCTGCCTCACTGATGAGGCCCTGCCGTCGGTAGTACTCGAAGTCAGGCATAGGTGACTCCTCTACCCGACGGTCGCGGTGATGATCCAGTCAGGATGGAAGATTCGTGGGATGCCCACGATTCCAGCCCGGAGGTACTCACGCGTTGGGTCAGGCTGCGTCCACGTCTCAGCGAAGAAGCGGTCCACAACGCTGCCGTCAGCAAGCGCCGAAGGAGCGATCGCGAAGTCCGCGAACGGCTCGCCACCATCGTTAGCACCGACTGCGAAGATAACCTTGTTATCTGGCAGGTAGTACTTGAAGGTGCCGCCCCAGTTCACGTCCTCCTTGTAGCCCTCGTCGTAGTCAACGACACGGACGTTGGCAACAACATCGGTTGCGAACTGATCCTTGACGACATCACCGTTGTTGGTGCTGACGCTGCGGAACTCGGAACGCAGAATCTCGCTGCGGTCCATGAGCTCGTGGGTGTTGGTGTTCATCCACGCCTGCGTGATGCGACGACCAGTGGCCTCGCGCTCCTGCTTCTTGGCCCGACGGAACTCAATCCGAGGGTCAGAAGAAGAAGTGACGGTCCACAGGACGTTGGCGTTCCAACGCTGTGCTGCGGGGATCTTGAAGTCGTGGAAGTAGACAAGCGTCTCGCCGTCAACCGTCAGCGTCTCGTTGATCGAGCCTGACAGCATGGCGTCGAAGCGCATCTTCTCCATGCGCGACTCGGTATCCGCACGCATTCGCGCGAGGTCACGAGTCACCTGGGTCCGGCCAGCACTCTGCTCGCGGGTACCAGGCTGGCGCAGGAACAGGATCGTGCCTTCGTCCAGATAAGACTTCTGGCGAATGTCCACGGCCTCGGTGCGGTGCCGGTCAATGCCCGGTCGCTTGACGAGCGGTGAAGCTGCGTCCATGGCGACGATCGGAGCAATGTTGCGCCCACCGTAGGTTGCCTCCCACTCGACAATGCGAGTCGGCACGTTCTGATCAGGGATCAGTTGGTTGCCCATGAGGGCACCCTGTACCGGGAGGTTGTTGATGAGATCAGTTAGAACGACATTCTGAAGGAAGGGAATATCGTGATAGTCAGACGCGGCGTGCATCGGACGAGACATGTCTACTCCTTTCCTTAGACGAACTGGATGCCGGTAAGCGCGGCCTTGGCGGCTGCGACGCCACCAGCTACCGTGCCGACCGAGTTTGCAGACAGCGCGTCCTCGCGGACCACACCGTGAACAAACATGGCTACGATCTTGTCGCCGAGGCTGGTGTCAGCACGATGGAACAAGATGCCGGCTGCCGCTGCGCCAGAACCGCTTAGAACAGGCTGGTAGCGCGTGCCGGTCTTTTGCAGGATCGTGCCTTGCGGCAGAACAGTGCTGCCGTTGAGCTGCGTACCTGACTTTAGGGTGACGGAACGGTTAGCGTCGATCCCGTGATCTACGACGAAGAACGGGAGCTCTGGATAACCGCTGCCGACGAGAGTTTGGCTCATCTATTCAGCCTTTGCGGTGGCAGCGTATCCGGCGCCGGCCAGTGCTTCCTTGACTAGCTTCGACCGCTCGTCTGCACTGAGTTCACCCTCGGTGTCCTCATGCTCCTCGGCGTCGGTAGCAATACCGCCCTTGATCTCGGCGGCTGCTGCGAGCTCGGCCTTCAGGCCAGCGAATGCAGCGTCATCCAGCGTTGCGACCAGGGCCTGGCGACCTGCGCGATTCTTCTCGTCGGTCGGCAGGATGGCGTCGAGCTCATCCATGCGCGACGCGACAAGCGCCTTCGCAGCGTCGTCGGCTTCGCGATCGGCGAGCGCCTTCTCGGCGGCCTCCGCGCGAGCGTTCGCAGCGTCGATGGCGGGCTGTAGTTCGGCGAGAAGTTCCTCGCGGAGTGACGCCCGCATCTCGTCAGTGAGTTCAGCCAAAGTGGCTTCTCCTTCTAGAGATTCTTGAGCGTCTTGGTCCTCTGACGCTTGGACTTCCTCGGACTCTGCGGGCGTCGCATCATCCGTCTGTGTTCTCGTGGCCGCATCTACGTTGTCGGAGCGGTGTCCGAGACGGCGGGCGACAATTTCTGTGATCTGGTCGAGATTCATTGATACCTCTACGGGGCGACGCTCCAAGTCCTCTTGCGTGGCCGCCATCAAAGCGGTGTAGGCACGAGGGTCCGCGCCCGTCTTCACGATGCCGAGCCCGCTGAAGCGCCCTTCGGTCGGAGTGACCGATCCGTCGGCATTGCTCTGAAGCTCCGCTGTTGGAACGAATTCCATGGAGACAGGGAGCCCACGCTCAGAGAACAGGCTCTTGAGGCTCTCAGCGACCGATGGGAAGTAGTGACGCCACACGCTTCCAGTCGCCTTGACCGTCTGCGTCGTCTCATCGAATTCGCTCGACGTGATGGCTCCCACAGCGTGCCGCGAGTGGCCGGTTGGCTCGCCTTCCTCGTCAAGATCGACGTTGATCGGCATCCCCACCATCGTCGGCGCGAAACGACGCAACTTGTCCGCAGTCCAGGTCACGACCTGCCCGGTGGACAGGCGATTCGTGCGACCGACACCAGCGACATGCGCCAAGATGTTCGTCTCGACAGGATCATCCGGATCCAGCAGTGACGCTTCGATTGGCTCGATTTCGAGGGGTAGCACTAGGTTCGTGTCTCCGACTGGGCGGACGTCGATGGGCGGTTCTCAGCAGCACCGCCACGAGGCTTCCCTTGGCTGTCAGGCGTACGCCCGTCGCCGGGAACGCCGGTCGTCTGGCTGAATGACGGTCTGATCTCCAGCACGTCCTCGATGCCCTCGGCGGCCTCGCGCTTGCGTCGAGCGACTTCGCGCTCGACCGTGGTGCCCACGCTGTCGAGGAGGGTTTCCTCTGACAGGGAGCCGCGGTCGTAGACGGCGAGGACGTGACTGCGAAGGGTGTCGCTGTTGGCGAGATCGACTCGTGGGATCAGGATGGTCGGGGTGAACTCCGTCCAGCCGTTCTTCTCGGCGATCTTGCGCAGCCAGTAGTTGACGAGCGCCTCGATCGGGTCACGAATCTCGTTGATGCGCGCCGCGTTCGTTGCGAGATCGAGCGGGCCGCTGTCGAGGTCGCCAGCGCCACGAGATGCGCTGTTGAGCGGGTACCCGAAGTGGTTGAGGATTTCGCTGACGGGAACCCAGAACTTGTCCTTCGAGTTGAGCAGGTCGCTCGGCGGGGTAAGGATTTGCACCTTGACCTGTGCCGGGATCGAAAGACCCTGAACGCGACCGCCCGCCATCGAGTTGCGGACGATGCTCTGGCCCTTGGTAGGATCGCTACCCTCGGGGAACGAGAACACGATCAGCATGTTGATCATGCCGTCAGCGACAGCCCAGTCGGCCAACTGCAACTTTCGCTTCATCGCTAGCGCCGAGAAGATCGGTACTAGGCTAGGCAGCGGGTAGTCGCAGTCCTCGTCTTCTTCCTTGAAGCGGATGACGTAGACGAGCTCAGGCGGCAACTGGATGAAGGGACCGTTGAAGAACTTGCGGTCGTAGCCCTTCTTGTTGCGATACGACTTCAGGAGGTCATCGGGCAGTGCGTCAACGATGTTGCGACCGAGGTCGGGGATCATCTGACGCCAGGCGATGTCCTTACGGCGGCTGGCGCGCAACTTGTCGGCCAGTTGCGGCGTGATCTTGTAGTAGTAGACGGTGTGCCCGGCGATGGGATCGCGGTAAGGCACCAAGAAGGCCGGGTCGAGGTTCTGGATGACCTTCGGCACTTGGTAGAACTTGCCGTCTACCTCCATCGTTCCCCAGTTGGCGATCGACACCACTAGGGAAGACAGGATCATCCGACGAGCAGTACGTCGGTTGTAGCCGTGCAGTCCGTCGTGCTGCTGGATGCCCTCGTTGAGTTCGGTGCGCCACTTGTCGAGGACCGCCTTGGCTTCTGGGGCTTTCGGCTTCTCCTCATCCATCTGGAATTCAACGCGCTTAATGGCCTGCGCGATGTCGCGATCAACCAGCGAGTTGACCAGTGGTTCCTGCGTGTAGTACTCCTGCGACCACTGGAGGCGGGTGTAATACGACGACGGGACGGTGAGCTTCGGAGACAACCATCGGTCGTCAGCAACGGAGGGCTGGACGACCATGCCCTCGACGTAATTGACCGTGGCTTCCATCGCCTTAGAGGCGGCTTGGAACTCCCTGTTATCATCCTTGACCGGCACACCTTGCGCCGCGAACGCAGCCACCTGCTCAGGGGTGACGCGTGCGTAGATGTCGAAGCCGCCATCGGTGCGAGGGACGGTGTAGAGGTCAGAGTCGGGAGTCGCCTCAGCGACCGCTTCGAGTGTCTCAGGTTGTGGCTTACGGGTTGCTCTCGGCATCCGGCTCCTGGTCAAGAACCGGAGTCAGGCCCTCCGCACCGCATGTGGTGCAGGCACCGTCTGCGAGGGTATGCCGGTCCGGCGCGCACGGCTCAACGAACCGTCTTTCTGGTGCCCGCTTTCGCTTGCGAGCGTTCTTCTCGCGCCGCATCTGAATAAGATCAGCGGCGATGTTATACAACGTGATGGCAACTGCTACGCCCCACAGCAGCGCGCCTGCGAACAGGGCGGACCGCTCGTTCGGTGCGAGCCCGTCAATGGCATCCATTTAGCGATGCCACTTCTCAAGCACATGCGATGGCACTCGAATGACACCGATGTCGGTGCGGTAGAGCCAAGCGTCGTTGTGTTCGTCAACGTGCTTGAGCGTGGCCCGGAAGCCAGGTGGGAGAACGTCAGGAGCGTCGTGACGGGCTTTGAACTCGACGTCGACCCAGCCAGAAGTGCAGACGCTCGACCAGTAGGTGTGTTCTTGTGTGACGCCCCAGGGAGAGCTCACGGCTTTGGTACGAGTCCGAGGGCGAGGCCAGCAAGAGCGAGGATCCCCGGCAGGCCCAGCATTCCGGCAATCCACTTCCACGTATTGAGGCTGCCCTGCATGTAGGAGCGGGCCTGTTGTTCCCCTGCGACCTGCTTGGTCAGGACCGCAATGGCATCGTCGTGGCCGTCGAGGCGTCGGTTAGGTTCCCTCATGGCATCATCCAGGCTTTTCTCAAGCCGATCTGCGAGGGCGTCGAGTTGCCCTTGAAACCAGATGGCGAGTTCAGGGATGCGGGTGGGTGAGCCGTTGCCATTAGATGTGGACATTTCGCTCACAGGCTCCCCCAGATGATTAGCGTTGCGTTGATGGAGGCGGTGGCCGGTTAGGCCACGTTTCCCACTCTCGTACCGAAGCGCCGCGTTCGGGTGCGTCGCGGCGCTTCACGAGGCGGGGCGAACAGCGCCCCCAGGCTTAGTTGACGGTGTTGTTGGCCGTCACTGTGTTCGAAAACGAAATGGACTGATTATCGGGGGTGATCCACCAAGAGTTCGTCGGCGTCCAATCGAACAGGGAGGGAAGCACTGGAGATGGCTCCGGCTCCTTGTCCTCGCTGAACAGTGATCGCGCCTCAATGCCCTCAACGCACGCAGGGCAGAACTCCGCCTCGAAGCGTACTTCGTTGTCAGTAACCGTCATGTGGATCATGCTCGCGACGAACGCGAACAGATGGCACGCGTAGCAACGGGTGACAGCTGGGTCTTCGTCGCAGGTGCATTCCTCGTTAACATCCACTTCTGCGAACGTCCACTCAGTCTCAGGCTGGTCAATCTCTGGCGACACCGTAATGTTCAGGGCGTCGAGGGGATCGGTGTTCAACGAGGTTTCCTTCCTAGTGAAGTCTCATGCCTTCGTCGGCGATTTCTTTGGCGAGGGCGTAGTCGAGGTTCCATTCGCGCTTACCAGCACGCATCGCTTCGGCTGCTTCGGCCCATTCCGCATCTGTGAAGATGCGGCGTTCCGACTTAGCAACATGGCGAGTAACGTTGCTGGTCTTGCGGTGAGGACGACGCCAGCCGGTTGCGTGGCGGTAGTCGTCGTCAGGGGTGCTGATGGGGTGCGCGTCAGCTAGGTCTTTGAATCGGTCGGGATCGAGGCGGCGCGCGGCGCGGAAGACTTCCTCAGCCGTCTTGCAGTCCTTGAGTTGTTCTTGCAGCGACTTAGGCGTCGGGGCTTGAGGCATAGTCATACTTGCTCATGTAAATATCGCCCCTGCCCTCGATGCATTTACGCAGCGACCGCTTCAGTACCGCTCGCGTTGCGCTTTTCGGCGCGCGAAACGCGACTTCCGCGCGCAACGCTGTGCCAATAGGCAGCCTTCTCCTGCGATGCGTCCAGCATCCACGCGGCAACCTCACGCTTGCCCTTGTCATCGAAGGTGGCTTCTATGTATTGATCGAGATCGACGACGTCGCAATGCGCGGCGCCGCCGATGGCGAACGCACCGTGCTCCTCGCTGTCGTAAGCGCGCCCTGGCACCTCCAGCCGAGAACGCACATACAAGTAGCTAGAGATCACATACTTCCAATAGGCGGGCGTGCGATCCAGCGGTGAGACCACCGCAGCCTCGATGGCCTGCCAGTTGCGGTACGAGATTTTGTCCTCAATTGAAGGCATCAACGACTCCCCATCCGATGTCTATGACCTGCACCCAGGATTCGGGTGTCTTAGGCTTCTCCTGCGTGACGTCCAGGGTGTGCAGCATGACCCCGAACACCTCATACGAGCTCGCGTCGTGGTTATAGGCGAGCCCGTCTTTGTGGTAGTCGGTGACATAGATGCGGTCTGTTCCAGCCTTATTCTCGTAGTCGGTCATGCCTTCAAGCTGCTTCACCAATTCCAACTCGTTGACCAAGCGCAGACGACCGGCATATAACTCACGAGCCAGCCGCGGGTATCCAATCTGCTTGGCACGCTCGTAGATCGGCACCAAGATCTTCTCAGCCGGCGAGAACGGATCTCTGTTGAATCGCTTGCGGAACTCGTCGTCAGTCTCAAGACGCGTGTCGTGCGTGTCGATGGCCTCGCGCAGATCAACGCGGACTAGCGGATGCCCCATGCGTTGGAGGTCAGCCATAACAGCTGACCCACCTTGGCCGGTGGTGTCCATGCCGATAACTGGCTTAACACCGGAGAGCTTCTCAATCTGGTCGGCCAACCAATGGATGATTTCAGCCTGCGTGTTCGCCTCCATGCCGAACAGCAACACACGGTGGTACGTACGCCAGCAATTCGCGGTGATATCCCAGAAGTGGATGTAGAGCGTGGTGGGCGAGGCTGATTGTCCGTGGTCGGCTGCGAACCACACTTGGTTCGTCTTTGGCATGTCGCCACGGAACGCGAATCGCAATGCGAGTACATCGAGGCGTGGGGTGCCATCAGGATTCACCACATCGCGAGCGGCAAGTTCTAGGGAGTGGTAGAACGGCGGGGAGACGCGGGTACTGGATCCTTCACGAACGGGGAGGTCCATCGTCACGCGATCCATGTCGAAGGTCATGCGGGCGTCGGCGCCCCATTCACCCATGACCTTGTTCAGGTAGCCAGATGAAGTTGGACCGCCATAGAATTCCAGCAACTCGCGGTTCATTTCTGGCGTGAAGCGCGGGTCGTCGTGGCGAGTCATCTTCGATCCCACGTATCCGTAGGAAGCGTCATTGTCGATCTTGTAAGCCCAGGACGAGCGGACGCCGTTGGGAACACCTGTGGCAATGATGGGCAGCTCGGGGGATACCATTCCGTACCACTCCGAGATCGCTTCATCGCTGAGCATCTGGACTTCATCAATCCAGCAAATGACATCTGGATGGACCGTGTTCAGCCCAGACCCACCTGAGCCCTCGATGCGCCCACGGATCGTCACACCATTGACGAGGCGAATCTCGAACGTCTTGAAGTTGACGCCCTTCTCGGGGTTCGGCAGGAACATGCGCAGCAACGGCACGCGCTTGAACATCTCGACCAGCTCGCGCCGGAACACCGGCTCCAGGTTGGCCTCTTGTTTGGTGGCGAATAGAGCGACGCCAACCGGGTTGCGCCATAGAACGCAGGCTTGCTTGAACTCATCGCTGGCACAGATCGTCTTCCCCAGGTATCTCCCATTAACCTTCTTCTTGCGAAGCGACGACCGATTGAGCTCAACAATCTGCTTATTCCACAGACGGAAGCCCTCGCCCTCGATATTGGGGCGGATGAACTCGCTGAATGTGCTGCGCGTGTAGATGACGCGCCAGAAGGCGAGTTGCTGAGGTGTGAGTTGCGTTGTGTTGGGCTTGAGGTCGGGCATTCAGGACACAGCCAACTAAGGTGGCCGCTTCAGTAGAGGGTGCGATGCGCCTCAGCCTGCCCGGCTTCGTGGGCACATCGCGGAGAGAGGAGGTAGCCACGCTTCGGTGGTACGTCAGTAGTCTACCACAGTGTAGTGGTAGTAGTCACGCTACTTCGGTGCGTTGTTCTAGCGTCGTGCGATACGAGATACTGGCCTTCTGGATCAGCTGCGCACCGAATACCATTCCGTTGCCTTGGTCGCACGATAGCGCGAGGACGACGACGCGATCGTCCTCGTAGATCGGTATGCCTACCGTCGTAACGCTGCCGGTCCATTCGCGTGCGACGCTGCGGTATACGTCAAGGTGCGCCCAACCTTCGTCTATGTGCATCCCGCTATCGGTCCAGTCGATGCGCTCCATCACGCCGCCTCGCTTTCGCTCGCGAGCGCTTCGAGGCGCTTGCGTTCGCGATACGCTTGCGAACGCAAGCGATTCGCCTCGCGATCCTCGGCAGCGATGACGGGGAAGCGCTCACGGAGCGAGGCGCGATACGCGCGTCCCCATTCGCGACGGCACGCCTTGCAGATGCGGCTACCGTTGGAGCGGACGTAGGTATTGGCCTTGTTGAGGGGGTGCAGTCCTCGACGGCAGATGTTGGCTTTACGGGCTGGGACGAATCGGATGCTGGCCCCGTATCCAGCGTTGCCCCTGCGGGAGTCGCCAACGATCTCGTTGACGACGAAGTAGGAATTCACGCGGCGGGGTGCAGACTTGTACTTGGTGCGCTTGGCTGCGATTCGCTTCTGTTCGCGATCAGACTTGGCGACGTCCATGTTATTGAAGACGAAGGGGATGGGGACTTCGACAGTGGTGAAGATGTAGTCGCACCCCTTGCACTTGCGTGAGCGGATGCGATGGCCCTCGCTGTCGAGGCCAGCCTTGGCTACGCCTGTACGCAGGTCGCCACACTCAGGGCACTCGACCCCGAGCATCTTCGTCCCCTTTGCCATGCTCATCGTCTAGCTCTCCTGCGTTCAAGGTAACGAGCACGACGGTCCTTCCACATCAGGCGATCACGAATGACGCGACAGGGATCGCTGCACACCGACTTGTTAGCGATGTCAGAGGTGAAGGCTGCGTCGCATACGACGCATTGACGCTGGAAGGTGGGCTTCGCGAAGATGATGCGGAAGCCATCCTGGTAGCTGCGATCAGGCGGGTTGGGATCGCAGCGGCGTTCGTCACTCCACCGAGCGTTGCAGAAAGGGCAGCGGGGACCGAACCTCTGCTCGAAAGTGCGGGGCTCCTGCGTCTGAATAGTCCCCATCAGGCCGCTGCCCGCACAGGAACGGTCCACCCGAGATTGGACCTGACTACGGCCTCGTCCATCTCTCGGTCGGAACCATCGTTGAATTCAAGGAGCGCAGACGCGAAGCTCGATCGCGACGCGATCCCATTGGGTCGTACGAAGTGGAGTCGGTCGCGCAAGAAGATGACTCGATAAGCCGCACGCGACGCCTTCTGAAACATGCGAGTCTCAGTTCGGGACGGCAAGAGCAGCAGCCCGTGGTTGTGGTCGATCATCCGCTCCGTGAATGCCACGGCTGCCTTTCCATACGGAGGGTTGAGCCACACACGCCCGACCCAGGGCAACTTCTCGCCGTCCTGCCAGTAGAACCTCTTGGCCGGAATCCACGGGACAGGGGGGTTGGGAGAGGCTGGATCGAGTTCGAAGTCGAGGCACAACGCGTCAAAGAGCGAGAGTGGCGTGTACCACTCCACGCTTGCGCCGACTGGTAGCTCGTGAACGACCATCTACGGCTGGATCTCGTTCATCTCGATCAACGTTTCGATGTCGATCCACTTGCCAGGCAGCACGGTGATGGGGGAGGTAAAGGGTTGATCTCGCAGCAATCGCAGATGCCCGTCACTGTCGTGGTAAATGCGGGTGCTGGTGACATCGACTCGATCCGTGGCGGTGAAGCGAAAGCGCAGGTAGATCGAGTTGGTCGTCGTCAGTTGCGCCTCTGCAAACTTGGCTTCGTGATGCACTGGGCCAGCCATGACGAACGCGCCCCACTCATCGGGGTCAATCACGAACGTCAAGCGCAGCATCAGATCGCTTAGCTTCATTGCCGTAGTCTACTCGCCCGCTAGGCTAGTAGTCACGCGGGACAAGCGCAGGAGGTCGGCGTGAGGCTCTCTGCCTTGGATACGATCGTAGGCGAGAAGCCAGGGATCGATGGCTGAGTAGCGGGGGATGGCGAGATGATGGGCCATCAACGCCCGCAGTTCCTCGACCGTATTCGCGGCAGCAGCAGCCAGCGAGGACTCCGACACCATCGCGTTGAAGTACGCCTCAGCCGCTTCCTGCTGCGCGCGGAACTCCTGCATCGGATCCTCGGCCCGCGCCTTCGTGTCGCGCGTGAGCGCGTCGATGCCGAGTCGCTTCTGGATGTCGGTGTGGTCCTTGGCGAGGTTGCGCAACTCGCTGGTGAGCGCAGTGCGGTCCTTGACGTTGAGCGAGGCGCTGGCGAGGTCGCGCGTGATGACCCGTTGCTGGAGCTCCAAATCGAGGAGGGCGTTGAGTGCGGCCTCGTCGTTGGCGTCGTTCCAGGTGAACAGGTCGCGATAACGCTGTTCCTGTGAGGCACGGTAGGCGAGGTCCTGCTCGGTCAGCGTGCCCTTGATGCTATCGCCAGCGGCCCGACGGGCGAGCTCGCGCTCAGCCTTGTCGTAGGCCATCTGAAGAATGTCGTCCTCGTCAATCTCGCCGCTGAGGAGCTTCTCCTTGTTCTGTTGCATGACTTCGTACATGCGCTTGTAGCCGCCGCTCTTGGGGCGATTGCCATGCTTGTCACGCTTGCCTAGCGCGAGATCGTCGCGCTTCTCTTGGTATTCGATGGGGTTCATGCGATTAGTCCTAGCGGTATCTCAGCGTTTCGTTTGAGCTGTTGCTCGATGTAGTCAGGGTTGAGATCAATCAGGATGGCTCTGCGGGAGAGGGCGTTGGCAACCATGCCAGTGGTTCCTGAACCTCCGAAGGGATCGAGAACAACAGCTGGCACGGCTGATTCATCGTGATCGCAGGTGGACTGCCAGCCCAGAGTAGGTACCGCAGACGGCTTCCATGGAACGCTGCTGCCTAAATGGGTATCGGTGCGACTGCGCTCGCCGCCCACAGCTACCTTGCGCTCAACGTTGCCGCTACCGCGCCCCTCAATGGCAACAGGCTCACCCACAACACGTTCCCACGGCTTGCCACAGGATGGGCAGACCCCCCCGCAGAGGATCCAGCGAGGATGCACTTCTCAGGCAACTCTGGCGGGAACACAGCGAAGTGGGCGCCAGGGTAAGGGCGAGTGGTGATCGTCCAGACCGACCGCATGTTGCGACCGCCAGATGACTGCTCATCCTTCGTCATCAGATCCCACTTCTCGTTGAAGCCCTGATGCGGACGAGCGTGCCCACGTTGCTTCGCAGCGAAGTTCTCTAAGGTCTTGCGTGCACTCCGGTTGGGGTTGACGCCGTTGGCATAGTCCTTCTCGCCACCAGTCTGCTGGTCGAACGAGGGCTGATTGATACGCTGGATGCTGGATGGTGCCAGCGCCTCGCGCACCGCTTCTTGGTCGTAGAAGTAGTGCTGCGACTTGGAGAGCAGGAACAGGTACTCGTGGGCCTTGGTCGGTCGATCGGTGACAGACTCCGGCATGGGGTTCGGCTTCGACCAGATGATGTCGGAGCGCAGGTACCAGCCGTCCGCTTGGAGGGCGAATGCCACGCGCCACGGGATGCCTACGAGGTCCTTGGCCTTCAACGCCGCGGTGCGACGACCGTGCCCTGATTCAAACTCAGGTCGAGCGTGCTGATTGCTAGCAGAAATGGAGGTGGCGCGTTGATTCGCCATGTAGCCGTTGTAGGAATCCCCAAGGTTCAGCCACACCGTTCCGGTTGGCTTCAACACCCGCTTCACCTCGCGAAATACCTCCACCATGTTGGCGACGTATTCCTCGGGAGTGGCCTCTAGGCCCAGCTGCGCATCAACGCGAGTTGCGCCGCAATCGCAGTCGCCGCTGAACTGATCCGTAGAACCACGCTTGCTCAGTTGCTTCTCAGGGGCAGTCGAATTGGTACGACGTACCGATCCACGATGCTCGTGTTCAGGGTCCCCGCCTTCCCACTCAGCCGTACCGTAGTCGCGTAGGCCCCAGTACGGTGGCGACGTCACGACGCAATCGACGCTATCGCTCGCGAGCGTTTCGAGCACGCTGCGCGCGTCGCCTTGATGGATGTCAAGCCAATTGTCGGAGTACGCGAGCGTCACAGCTCCACCCAATCCGACGCCTCGCCTTCGTCTTCGCGATCGTACGGAGCGAACGCGACGCCTTCGAGATCGACTTCCTTGCCCTGACGCCTCGCTGTCGTATGCAGGTACACGGGCTGCTGCCACAGGTCCGCGAGCGCTACGAGGGCGCCCTCAGCCTGTACCAAGTCGAGGCGACGTCCGTCGTACCGATGCTCCAGCAGCAGTCCGCGTCGGTCCTTGTAGTCGAAGTCGGTGATCTCGATGCGTGGCGACCGGAAACCATCGAATCTCCGCACGAGAGCATCCCTGATGACTTCCCAGTCGCGGTGATCGCTGTCGGTGATCCACAACTTGCTGTCGTCATAGAAGCGGAAGGAGAACAGGTTGAGTTCTTCAACCAACTCCTCGGTGAGGTTGTTGCGTACGAAGGACACGTCGTCATCGCTGGCAACGATGTCGAGGACGGCCATCCAGCCTTCTCGCTTCTCGACATCCTCGAAGATGGCGTGGCCCAGCCAGTAGGGGTTGATGTCGCCGTGGCCTGGTGACATGACGCCTGCGAGCATCGAGGAGTGGTCGAGCCACTCCGCATCACTGACGTCAAGCTTCTCCATGATCCGCCGCTGGACGAGCGCCGCGAAGCCTTCGTGCAGTACCTTGGTGCGGAGCGCCACGCGATCATGCACGGTGAGCTCGCGGTAGATTTCGAGGATGTCGCGCTGCCACTCCTCCAGCCCTTCCGCGTATCGCGCGATGAAGCCGTACAGGTCGCCGGTCGGCTGGAACTGCTTCTCTGGCTTGGTCGGCGGGGGAGCGTCGTAGAGGTCAGGATGCGGAGGCGGAGGCGGCTTGACTTCCTTGAATTCCTTGCCGGTGAAGACCTCGGAGGCGAACGGCCACAGGGACAGCACCTTGTCGATGAACTGCTCGACAACGAGGTCGCCGTGCTCCTCCTCGTACCCCTCGATGCGCTCACGCCAGACGCGGACGGTTTCGAGTAGGTACGGGTTCTCGTGGTTGTGGTAAGCGTTCGCGCCGAAGACGTGGGTGTGCCCCATGACGTGCGCCGCCACCGACAGGTTCACGATGTCGTCGTTGGCGTCCAGCATCAGCGCCAGCCGCGGCTGCGTCGGCACCACCATCTCGTACAGCCTGATGTGGCCGGCGTCATGTCGAGCCTTGGTGATCCAGTAGTCGCGGCCATCGCTCCAGTGCGACCACATGCCTGGTAGGCCCGTCGTCATCTGGGAGTACATGATGTGGGCAGGGACGGGGAGGTAGCGCACGTCGCCTGGGTCTAGGCCGAGCTCGCGCGCGACTTCATGCGCAGCTGCGATGCGGGTGCGAAGCGATTCGTTCACGATGCGCTGGACTCCAGGGCGGCACGAGCGGCGGGGTTGCAGGGCCAGGCAGCACATTCGTCGGCTGGGCCGAGGCTCGGATGCGTTTCGGAGTGGTACGTCTCCGCTGCCAGTTGCAACGCCTCCCTCAGTCGGTCGTTCTCATCGAGCAGCGCCGTAACGGCTTCGTTCCGACGATCCGCACCGCAGTTGCACTCGTCGGGGTCCTGTCTGTCATCACAGCAGGCTGATAGTGTCGGGTCGTCAGGGTCACGCGCTTTCGGACATGAGTACCAGCAGTCCCCGTCAACGATGAGATGAGGGTGGAGTGCGAGTTCACGCAGGCGTTTGAGGTCGGTCATCGCCACTCACCGCGCTTCGACTTGCCGCGACCGAACACGCGGAGGCTGCGGCCCTTGCCGCTGACGTAGACCTCGATCTCCTGCCCGGCATCTGTTGTGATGCCAAGGACGAGAGCGTCCCGTGCGGGGTTCAGGTCTGAGAGCCGTGTCACCGTCATCGGTCCCCATCGGAAGCCATAACGGTCCGGCGACACCTCGTGCTCACTCATCTCGGGCCTCCGAGAGTTCGAGAGAGGACACCGTGAAGGGCGGCTGCTGTCTGCCGATCAGGCGGGACGGGGATGTCGTAGACGAAGTGGTCCTGTGAATCCCGCACCCGCCAGAGTTCCTGCAACGCTCGCTCGATCTGCTCCACCGTAGGCAGCGGTTGTGCTGGTGGGGTGGCTGTCAGTGCTGCGGCTTGCGCTTCACTGAGCTTTCGGTCGCAGTTCTCCAACGCGCTCGTGACGGTATCGACCAGCGATTGCGTCTCGGGGTCTGCCCACTTGTAAACCAAGTCCCAACGAGTCATGCCTTCGTCCCTTCAGCGGCGGGGGCTGCGCGGTTGTACTCGTCAGCGATTCGTTGAGCCCAATCGAGATAGCCGGGCCAACCAGACAGCATTGGCACACGATCCGTGTTCATCACAGCCCTCGCTAGCCGCTCCACGTCCAGTGCTTCCCGTAGGTCTGGTCGAGGCTCGGGAGCGGCCTCACGTCCTTCGACGCAGGTGCAGTCGTCACCTTCCCGCCGGAACTGGCAATACGGATGGTGGAACGCCGGATCGGGGTGGGTGCGTGGTTCTGCTGGGAGAGGGGAGTCAGTCACGGGATGCCTCGATTCGTACGCGGTTGGCAGCTCGGTCGGAGGGTTCGATCCACGGCTGGCCGATGCCATCGAAGAAGTCCCGCTCAGTCGGGCACGGCCAGACCTGGCCGGATCGGTACAGGTAGCCGCCCTCGACGCGGCGCAGGTACTTCTGGCAGTCGGTGACGAGGCGGTGCGACCATTCAGCCGGTCCGGTGCGGATGGTGAAGATCACGCCCCACTGGTCGGGGTCGTGGACGATGAACAGGTCCACCGGCATGTCCTCGAACATGAGCGCCTTGTACGAGTCCCCGTCGCGGTGGCCGATCTCGACCGTCCCATCCTTGCGGTGAATCTCCACGTCGCGCAGCGGGAGCGCGCCGGAGGTTCGGAGGCTGGCCAGCGTTTCGGCCAGCATGTCGATCTCGACCGGCGTGCCCCAGATATCGCCACTCTCCATGTCCAGCCGCGGCATGGCCACGATCTCGATATCGCTGACGAGCGGTGCCCCACGACGGATGGACCCGGCAATCTCGATCCGCTCACAGAACGGCGACAGCGTGGACACGAGCCGCTCCGCGTTCGCGCGGGCCGTCCCGATGCCGACCTTCTCGCCCTGGCTCATGGCGCGAATGCTCGGATGATCTGCACGATGGCCACAGTCAGCCAGGCGGTATGGAAGGCGAAGGCGAGGAAGGGGAGCCGGCGGAGGCTCATGCGGCCAACTCAACGGCCAGCGAACCCCACTGATCGGCCATCGCATCGGCAATGCCCTGGAGGGTGCGGCTGCGGTTCTTCCAGCGATTCGGGCCGGGTGGCTCGTGGTGGACGCGCGGTGCTCGTCCGTCAACGATGTTCGTCGGCTCCAGCAGGGGCAGGTTCTTCAGCCACAGGCACGTCGCCTTCGTCTCGGGGTGTCCGAACATCCACGGTTGGATGATCTGATCCGGCTTGCGGATGCGCGAGCTGATGACGCTGATCGGGTTCTCCAGCGCGATCCTCGGGACGGGCGCATCGAGCAGTCGGCGCACGAACTCGCCTCCAGCCCAAGGGCCGCCCTGATCCAAGACAATGCCCGTCCGTCGTTGACTTGGGCCGGCGTGACGCGGATG